TAACATTTTTAGAATTCTTTTGGTATCTGTTAATTCTTGCCATTCAGCAGGACTATGTTCACTTGTATAAACTTGATAAAGTAATTCTCTTGCCGCTTGCATTTTAGATTTTAGTCTTTTAATATCTACTTCTTCACCGTAGTTTCTTTCTAACCATTCAAATATTTCTTTGTCTGTTAAATCTAACCCTACAAATCCTTCCGTAAAATTATCTTCTAATTTACCAAATTCTTTCCAATTATCTAAAGAACCTCTACCTTCTCTATATGCCCAATGTAAAAACATAGCATATATTTCTTTATTTTCTAATAATTTTTTGGGTAAATTAGCACCATATTTTTTTCTAAATGGGTCTTTTGAAAATGATGATTGTTCCTGTATATTTTTTAAATTATCGTGTATTCTTTTTGCTTTAGCACCTTGAGGGTCTTTTGCTTGTTGGCTAAATAATAAAGACTCAGATAATTTTTCTCTTAGTAAATCACCAATAGGTTTAGGGCTATCCCATTTTTCTTGTAATCTTTCTACAACAGTTTCCCATTCATCTCTATAATCTTTAGGTCTTTCTCTTGCACTAAGGTATGCAATTCTAACCTTATCATATAAGATTCTTATTTCCCTTGATAGTGGGTCAATTCTTCCCGTTACAGGCAATATTAATCACCTTATCTCATATCAGCAGGTTTTTGAGCAGATGAAGCAGCAACTCTTGTAGTCATTAAATACTTTCTAAGTTTATTTGCCGCTTCTTGTAATGATGCTAAAAGAGCCTTACCTTCACTTGTACTCATAGGGTCAGCCTTTTTCTCATCATCTCCACCTGATAAAGCACCAACCGCTAATGCTGGTAATATTTTTTCTTGACTTTCATTCATAAATTCATCTACTACTTCATCAATATCTTCTTTAGAAATAGAACGACCTGTAAAATCTCTTGATTCATTTCTTGTTTTAATAATACCTTTAGAAATATTTTGTACAATAGGTCTTGCAGTTAATCTAACTACATCTACTTCTTTACCTTTCTTTTGACTTGGAGTAGTAGGTTTTTCATTAGGGTCAATATTACTACCTAAATGATTAGTAATCAAATTTGCTAATTCTACTAACTGTGTTATTACTGCCGCTGTTCTATCATCTTCATGTGAATGAACCGCAAAGTCCATTGTTAAATCTTGTTTTGCTTCCCAATCCATCATTGTTCACCTGCCATTTTTACTACTAATTCATCTATTTCCGACCAATCCATTTTAGCGATTGTATCAGCACTTGGTACTCTACTTGCTGTTTGAATTGATGGTTTTATTCCTTCTACCTTTACGAGTCCTGCTTTTAGTAATACATTATCAGCATTATATACAGTCGTTTCTAAAGTCTTTACTCTCTCTACTAATTCTTTTAATAATAGTGTTAATTCTTCACTCATTTTTCTTCACCTAATTTTGGATATACCATTTCTCTTAATTGTTTATATAATTTTTCGTAGTCCTTTCTTAATCTTGTTGCTAATTTTACTACTTTAAGATTTTCATCTTCTAATTTAAGAACCTTCTTATTTAGTTTTTTATCTCCCTTGACAACACCTAAAGATTTCAACACTCTAACAAGTTCCGACAACTTAAGGAAATCATGCCCAAAGTATTCTGTGGGGTCTGCTATATTTAAAATTGCCTTAACTTTCTTTCTTTGTTTTGCATTGAGAGATTCTAAAATTAAACCTACATCTTCTTTAATAATAATGTTATCTTCTTCACCTAATACTACCAATAAATTATCAAGAGATTTCTTTGTTTCTCTTTGATAGGTGGGTAATTTTCTTGGTGTTGAAGGTGCTATTGATTGAACCTTTGCTGGTTTTAGATATTCTACTTCTACTAAAGCATCTTCGTCTTTTAGTAGTTTTGCTAATATTTTACTTGATGGGTACATTTGCATAAAAGTGCTAATAATATAAGATAAAACAGTTTCTCCTTCTATTTTTTCACTAACTGTATCTATAATACTTTTTTCTATTGCTTTTAATTCTTGTGCATTTCTTCCTGCATATTTTTCACTTAAAGACCTGCCTCTAACAATATCAATCAAATCTTCTATAACTTCTGTTCTTTCTTCCATAGTTCTGTATTTTCTCATTAATTTACCAAAAGCAGGACCTAATCTAAAATCAATTGTATTTGTTTCTGTATCTACTACAATATTTGATTTAATCGCTCTAACTAATTTAGGTAAAGTATCTTGTTGGAATGTTTGTAGTCTTAAGAAGTCATTTGCAACAGTATCACCTTTTGATTGCATTATTCCATCTCTTAATCCCTGTGCAAAATAAGCAAAATTTTCAGGGTCTTCGGGTTTTCCTAAAGCATAATTTCTTTCCCAAACATTTCTATAAAGAGATTCGAGAGTTCCTAATGGTTTTAATTTAGGATATTCAGGCAATTGACCTGCTACCTTTTTGATAAATTCAGTCTTTTTATCTTCTGATAATTTTTCCCATTTATCTACATCACCCTTGAAACCTGCTTTACCAACCCAATACATAGGAATATCTCTAAGAATAACACTATTAAACCAAGTAGGATTTCTCAAATCTAATTTTTCAAAGCCTATAAAGTAATCTGTTCCTTTGATTTTTAATCTTTCATCACCACCAAATCTAACAGATAAAGATTTTTTAAGTATCTTTGATTGTTGTCCTACTTTGATACCTTCTGTTTTTGCTTGTGTAGCATCAGGAGTAATTTTTGTTGAACGACCTTGCCTCTTTTGTTTTTGTTTTTGTTCACTTTGTAATTGTAATAAAATTTCTTTTAGTTTGGTTCTGTCTGTATTAGGTATTTTAATATCAGAATCATTTAGATATTTTTCTAATCTTAAAATAGTTTTATCATTTGCTGTATATAAACTACCTACTAAATTAATAAGATTTATCAAATTAGAATATCTTTCAGCATCTTTTCCAGCAGCACTTTTCATCCATTCTTCTACAAGTTTTTGGCTTTCGGGTCTTTCTTTTCGTTCCTTTTGCCTCTTAACTTCTTCTCTTTGTAAATATTTTTTATATTTTTCACTTGCCACACGACTAATTTCTTGTCGTCTTTTTTGTTCGGCTTCTCTTTGAGGTCTTCTTTCTTCATTTAGTCGTCTTGTTTCTTCCATTCGTGAATCAAAAAGTTTCTCTCTATATTCTTTAACCTGTTCTACAACATCATTTAAATTTTCAGCACCATGATTTTTTTCAAGATATTCAAAAATTAAATTAGATTCCATTTCACCTTCAGGGTATCTGTCGGCTAATTGTGTACTTAAAATTGTATTAACATTTTTTATTTCAGATTCTTTTTGTCTTAAATCATTTTCATATGTATTATATGATTTGCTTCTATCAAGTGGATATTTTGCTTCAATAGCATCTATTTTTTTATTATAAGTTTTATTACCCCAATCAAATCTTTTATCTCTTGTATTACCAAATTGAATAATTTCCATTACTCTCTTTTTTCTTTTCTCAACCTCGTCTATCATAGTTTTTATTTCATCTTCTGATAACGCCTTAATAAGATAATCACTATCTACTAAAGCGTAGTAAAGTCTTGTGTAAAGACTTTTTCGTAAATTATCTATTAAGATATGAGATTGCATACTTAAACTTCCTTCATTTTCTTATTTATTTTTGGTCCACCTGTAATAAAACCTGGAATTGTTTGTTCATTAGTTCCTTTATTTACAGGGGGATGTTCTTGAACACCTGCTGGAATTGTATTAACTGTTTCCTTTGGTGTTTTAGGTTCTTGATTTACCTTTTTTCTAAGGGCATCAATTTTTGCTCTTGCTTGTTCTAACTTTCTATTAATTATATCATTATTCATTTTAACCAACTCGTCTTTCTGTTCTTCTATCAACATTATTATTTGCTGCTTCTTTAGGTAATCCTGTATTTCTTTTAGGTGGTCCAACACTCATAGATGGTTTATTTCTTGTTGCTGGTGCTTTTGCGCCACCTTGTTGTCCTAATAATTGTTGTTCTTGTAATTGACCTAATTGACTTGCATCTATATCTGTTCCCGCATATGGGTCAGTTTCTAATTTTTTATTGGATTTCATATTACCCATTTCACCTTCTTCTTTTTTAGGTGGTGGTTTAGAGTATATGAAATTACCATCTTCATCCATATCTACTTCAAATCCTAAGTTTTTAATTTGAGTAGCAAGGTTGATTTCAATTTCTCTCCTTCTTAATTCTGCTACATTGTCTTCTTCTTCTGAACGCAGTAATTTTAAATCCCAATCTGTAATACCAAACTGTCTTAAAAGGAATGGGAATAAGTATTGATTATATACATTTTGTGCTAATTCTACTGAACGATTAGTTACAAGTATTTGCATACCTTCGTTATTTAGACCACCGCTTGTAGAAGTATCTCCTTGAAATATTTTACTTACTCCGTAGAAAGCACCAATCCTATCTCTTAAATCATCCTTTACATTTATGTAATCCATTTCTTTTAGAGTATTCATAAACTGTACCCATTCTATACTTCCCTTATTTCCACCTTCAGTTTCAATACCCATAATAGGAATATAGTGTGGGTCTTTTTCTAATTTTTCTTTAACACCTTTCCAATACTTTACAAGTGATTCCATGTTATTTGTTTGTACTGCAAGAATACCTCTTGGTGCTCTTGCTTTTGTATAAGATGTATTGATATAATTTTCCATAGCAATCAATGTAGTAATATGACTCCATAATGTTAGTATTGGTGAAAAGCCATATAATCTTGATGGGTTATATTTACTCAAATGCATAACTTCTCCTTCTACAAAGTATTGGTCTTTTCCATGCACTCTATTAATATATACGACAGGTTGTAATTTACTACCACAATGAGGACATGGATTAGTACAGTCATCATCATAAATATCTCTATGTGTTATACAAGTATAATGTGCTTCGCCTCTATCTCCTTCTTCATCAACATCAATATACATTGTTAATGGGTCGCCTCTATAAACTTCTTTAATTTTGTGTAGGGCTACATTACCTTGATTATCTAAATAATATTCTTTAACTAATACTAAGTAAGCATCATCAGCAATATTTAAATCAGATTCTAATTCTTTTAATACATCAATAAATTTTTGTTCTGAACGATTTACATAACCCTCAAAGAATTTTTTAGCATAAAGCATTTGTTCGTTAGATGGACTTCTTAATTTTTTACTACCACAATTTCTACAAACATCTGTTTCCTTTTCATGTGTTGTTCCACAATCTTCACAGATTTTATAGAATGCTTTTTCCCACTCATAGCCTCTCCTGAATATTTCTGTTTTTAATTGAGTAATACAAGTTCTAACAATTGTAGATTGATTTGCTACATCGTATAATACAGGTCCAATAATATGTTGAACATTTCTTTTTTCCTGTATTCCTAAATTATAAACTTCTTTAGCAAGTGGTGTTGGAGTTTTTCTCCTAACAAACTTTCCTAAATAATCTCTAAGACCCATCAAACCACCCCACTTTCAATACTGTCCATCAATTGCATCTTACAATTATCATGGTATTTAACTACTACTTCAGGGTCTATATTATATTTCTCAAATTCCTTTGCGCCCTGTCCCCTTGAGTCTTTCCAATTTTCATATTTAATTAGTTTAAATATTTCCTGTAATCTTGGTTTTGCCCATTCTGTTTTCTTGTGATTTTTCTTAATTCTAATTGCCTCTTGAATTAATTTACCCTGAGCCTTTTTCATTCTTAAATGTGGTAGACATTTTTCTAAAATAGCATTAATATCATTTTGACTGTAAAAATTTAGTCTGTGTTGGCTTCTATTATTCTCTCCTACTTTTTGGTCTAAGTGTAATCTACCACATTTTAATTCAGATTCAAGTTCTTGGAAAAATGCTTTACCTCTTTTACCCGTAGCAATCATACCTACTCTTGGTGCTAAAGAAGAATCCATAGTAATAAAACCGTCTGAATCAATAAATCCTGCAACATAAGAATATAAGTCTTTTTTAATTAGGGGCTTAACTAAATAGTATTCATTGTCTACCTTAGTAGCATCTAACTTCATTAACATTTTAGATATAGATTGAGGGGTAGATATTTTTGATTGGCCGTCTGTTAGCCTCGAATGTATTTCGTTTGAAGATAGCCCTTGATTATTACAAAGAATTTCTTTTACACTTTTTTCTATCATTTCCTTTTTACTTTTTCTAACAGATTGATGTGGAATATTTTTTAGTAATTTTCTTAATTCTTTTTTACTTTCATTTAGAATAACACATTGTTTTGAATATTCTGTTCCGTAATCTAAACTTTTCTTTTCTAAATCGCTTTCCCACATTTTACAACAAAGTTCTATAATTTTACTTCTCGTTTCACCATCTTTAATGTTATGTAATTTTTGAATTTGTGAAGGATTATAACCTAATCTACTAAATCCTAATTGATAAGGTTTTAACCAATAAACTGAATCTAAACTTTTTTGTACATATTTTTCATATGCTGTAATTAAATAATCTATACCTTTTGTTAGTTTATCTTTAGAATCACCCTTTAATTTTCTTCTCATTCCTCTTAATTCTTTAACTAAATCAGGAATATTTTTATCAGCAACTATTGGTTCAATAGGCAACTGAGTAATATAAGATGTTGCTTCAGATAAATTAATTTTTAAAGTTTTAGATATTTCTTTTAGTATTTCTACTTCATCTCCATATTGCGTAGTAATCCATGTTGATACATTAGATTTACCAAATGCTTCTTTTATTTTTTCTTTAATAGGTGCAACAGATTCTTCTAACATTTCTTGTTGCTGTTTAACTCTTTTAATTTCTTCGACATCTCTTTCTAATTCTTCGACATCAAGTTCATCTTGTTTAAATATTAATACCATAAAAACCACCCCCTTTCTTCGGTGAAACAGTAGGAGAATTAAACAATCCACCACTATCAATATCTATAAATGCATCGGTGAATGTTTTTGTAGCGTAGTTTGCTAAAGCAAGAGCAATTACAATATCATCATGCGCCCCCACACCTTCAATTTTACCATGTGCGTTAATTCCAAAAGCACCTAATTCTTGTGTAATAGCGTTAGTTACACTTTTAGATTTTTCATTCTGTGTTGGTAAAATAAGTTTTCCATTGTCTATATTCATTTGTAAATTTAAAATTATTTCTTCCTTTTTCTTTCTACTCATAGTGAATTCCTTTACGGGGAAATCAGAAATATTTTTCAATTCCATAGCGAAGGCTTTAGCAAAGGTATTTGTTTCTATCATAACAATCTCGGGTTTGTATCTTCTACACAATTCCATTATGTGATTGATATGTTCTCGGAAATCAAGACCCTTTGCTCTAAACATATGCACAACCTGTTTATTCATATTTTCATCAACCTCTAAGACCATCATTACAGTATAATCACCATTTGCGGAAATAGCAGGGTCATATCCTATGTAATATTGAAAACCCTCTCTCGCAACGCTCTCAAGCGAAGCATAGGGATTCTTACAGGCTTTAATTGCATCAGGGGCAAAAAGCATAGTATTGGTACTGATAGGAACACAAAGGTATTCTCTTGTAAATTTAGATGACCCTATTTCTATTTTTCTTTCTTCTAACATTTTAAGACTCCAGCGATTAGGCCAAAGTGCTGAACCGTCTTGTTTGATTGCAGGGTATCTTTCAACATTGTATGCGGGGTTTTCTTCTAACTGTACAAATATATCTGTATAGGTAAAAGGAGTTCCTACCATTCTTAGAGAGGCAGTATGGTGAAGTGTAGGAATCATATCTCCCCAAAACCAATCTGTAACTCTTTGAATAGCCGTCATACTAAACTCTTTCAATGGGTCATCAATGATAATTTCTTGGGGGTGCAAACCACGAATCTGAGAACCTACTGAACGCTCTAATATTTCATTACCATTAGTTAAACGCATAGCCCCAACTGCCCAACCCCCTCTCGGTTTAAACTTCTTTAATTGTGGAATATTAGTGAACATTCTATCTATGTCTTTCATATGTACCATTGTTTGTTTATGGTTTGAAGAAATGTATAACATTTGATATGGTGGTTCTTGAAAACATAATTGATATACACACCATGAATGAAAGAAAACTGATTTTCCGTGGTCACGGCTACAAATAATTACTGTGCGTGAAGTATTATTTACAAGGTCTAACCATTCCTGATGAAAGTCGGCTAACTCATATCCTAATACCTTTTCAAAAAAATAGGGAAAGTTTCCTTTAGACATTTCTAAATCCATTTCTGTAAGTAAATCCATTATACTCACCTACCTTTAATAATATCCCAAGCCTTCATCATAGCCTTATTATCTTCCATACTTTCAGGAATATAAATAGCATAAGTTCTATTTTTACCTTTTAGTATATCATAATATTCTTGAGGAAGATTAGGATGTTTTTCTTTTGCATTCAAAAATATTTCAAAACCATCACTTTGATACTTTGTTAATCTGTTTTCACTATCATTAGATATATCAAAAACTATTGGTATTGCTTTTTGTTCTGCTAAACTTTTGATAAAAGGAATTCTTTTTTTATCTAACATTTGATTAAAGCCTCTACCAGTATAATCTACCCCATACATAGTAGGATGTTTAGGCATACCTCCTACTGTAAAACTACCTGCATCTCCTATAACATCGTCTAATACTACTGCACCAACTTTAGCAACATAATATCCAAACTCATCAACAATTATCCAAAGATAATTTTCATCTCCCCTAAATGTAAAGGGGCTATCCTTTCTATTTCTTGGTTTTCTATCTGCTTTAGGCCAACGGTTTGCTATTCTAATAAATGTTGGTTCATCTATTGGACCAACTAATGTAAAAGTTTCACCATCTTGTTGAAAAGTTTCTCCTGAAGGTACAGGAAATGTTCCCTCTCTTACACCTTTCATCTAAATAACCCCTTAACTTTATACACAACTTCGGTTGATAAACCTAACTTATCTGCAATATCATTAAAGGAAGATTGGCTCTTTACTATATTATAAATATCTATACCATATAAATCAATATGATTTTCTTTTTCAATTACATCAACAACAAAGGATATATCATCTATGTCTGAAATATCAAGACTTGCTTTGTATATTTGTTCGCCTCTCATCTTTCTAATTATATCTGTTGCTTCTAACATAGCGTGAGTAATTGGACCTGTTAATTTTAGATTACTACTTTTTAATCTCTTAATTAATCTTTCATTTTGAGTTTTAATACCTTTAATTGTTGATTCTCTAACAAATGTTTCCCATTCAGAAGAATCTAATAACCTAACTAAACTTTCAACAGAAGAATTTGTTTCTTGTTGTTTTCTATTCCAAAAAGGTAAAGGTTCACCCATAAATTCTATCTTTTTTAATTCTTCTTCTGATTCCGTTGCTTTAGCAATTTCGTATAAACTATCTCCAAACATAATAGTAGTACTGTCTATAATATCAGGCATTCTTACATTATCATCTTCATCTACAATAGAGTCTACATGGGCAAAGAATTTTGTATAAGCATCAACAGCATCTTCAAATTGTGTGTTTAAACTATCACTATAATATATCTGTTCTTTCTGTGATAATTTGTATAAAAATGAATTTATTTTAATATAGTCATCGAGTTCTACAATAGGTTCAGAACCTGCTGTAATTGCTCTCCTTGCCATACTTACATTACTACTTTGCAATATTTTAGGAAAGTCTTTGAATTCCTTAGATGTGTAAAATTCAGGTAAATCATCAAAAAGAACATTTTTACTTGTAAGGGGTTTAATATGGTATTCTTCTATCAATTTAATTAATGGGTCTATTTCTCGCATTCTTTGTATATTTGCTTCTGCTAACTTAGTTACTGTTGGTCTTGTAATACCACCTAAAAACTGATATGGTGTTCCTGTACCTTTACCCTGTCTACCTCCAAATTTAGGTTTATAGGGTTGCTCTAATAATTTTTCAACTTCTGCTTGTAACTCAATAAAACTACCAACATTTTTAAAGAAATTTTTAGTATTATTATTAATAAATTCTGAAGCATCTGAGTATTTATCGAATGTTTTTTGTTTTGGTCCAGCACCGTTTTCATAATAGAAAACTGTAAATGCAGCACTTATAGAATCAAAATATGCAACGGTTTCAGAATTATCCATTAAAGGTAAATAAAACTCATTTGCTTCAAGCATTATATTAACTGCTCTTGATTCTCTAAAATTATCTAAGAAATTTTCTAATTGTTTATCTACAATATTTTTTAAGTCTTTAGTAAATTTTCCTAACTTACCTAATTCTAATTTTTCTTCAATTATTTCTTTAGCACTACTTAATATATTATCAGTATATTCTCCTGATATTTCATTGTTCTTAAATAGAATAGAAAATAGTGGGTCTACATCTTTTGTAACCATACTTTCTCTAACTCTTTCTTCGGCTTGTTCTATTTCATCTGTCAAATCATCTGTAACTGTTGGGTCTATATAGCCTGTGATTCCCCCACCCTCATAATCTAAATCAGAACCCATAGCACTTCTTTGTCTTGCTACTGCTTCACCTGCTAAATCTTTTGTTCTTTTGTCTATTTCTTCAGGTATTTCTTTACCTAACATACTAAAGAATTTTCTAAATAGTTTAAGTGCTAATCTTTCATCAGATTCATCTTCTATTCTTACAGCACTAAATTTAATTATATAAGATGGAAAAATACTGTTAGAAGTTAAATTTCTAAAAACATCTCTATATGGATTTTCTTCCTCTCTTTCTTCAGTAATATTTACGCCTCTTTGTCTGAATGCTGCTAATAAATCATCTTGTAGACCATCTATGGCTTCCACCGCTTGAGCAAAGGTATCAAATTTATCTTCTATACCCTGCCAATAATTATAAATTTTTAACCTTGATTCAACAGGCATTACATTTACATTTACTAATGCTTCTTCTAATAATTCTAAAGTTTCAAACTCAGCCACTTCGGTTCTTTTTAATTTCTTTTTTGTATCGCCTTTCTGTAATACATCTAATAATTTTTTAAAGGCATCTTTTTCTTCTGATGTTAGTACTTCTAAACCTGTCCTTACATTTTTACCAGCAGTTAGACCTTCGTTAAGTCTTTCTATAAGTTTGTCTTTATTTTGTAGACCATCGTATGTTAGTTCAATAATTCTTGCATTATTAATAGCATTGATAGAACCTTCTCTAAACCTTTTTCTATTTGTAGAAGGAACAACTTCAGTCATTGGTCTTTTATCAAACATAAAATATTGAAATAGAGTTTCAATGTTTGGACTTGTACCGAAGAAAAATTTACCGTCTTCTAAATATTCTTGAAGGTTGCTAATTAAAATATCAAATTGTTTATCGGTTAAAGTATATCCTTCTCCCTCTAAAGACTCTTTGAAACGGGTTCTTCTTGCATCAGACATTCTATCTCTTGATGCGGCATTTAAGAGTTGTTCTCTTAATTCTTCGGATAAATCTGCTATGTCCATATTACTCCCCTCCATCTAATACTTCTCTTAGTGTTATCGTCTTTACCTTATCCGTATTTAAAGATGGCTTTTCTTCAAAGTCAAATTTCTTTTCAAAAGCATAATACTTTAATTCAGCATCTAAGTCCTTTACTGTTGTCATAGATTCATCTAATTTATATCGAGTATTGCCTACCTTAATTTGTGTTGGTGGTTTAGGTAATTCTAAAAAGCCTTTTGAGGCAAGATATTCTCTTATACCTTTAGTTTGCCCTTTGATTTTAATACCTGATGATTTATATTTATCAGTTGTATCTTCCCCAATTAGGATAATATTTTCCGCTATTTTTTCAGGTAGTTTTTCTTTTATTTCTAAAATTGCATCAGATAATTCTTCTTCTACATTAATTAAATATTGCTTAGTGCCGAACCAAGTATTTTTATCACTTTCTTCAAGTGAATCCATAGCGTCTATATCACTAAATATTTCTTTTCTATTTTCATCGGTATCAGGTTCAATATCTAATTCTTCCCCATTTTCTCTAAATACCTCATCTATGCGCTCAAAGAAATTTTCTAAGGTCATGTTAATATTTTGATTATAATTTCTTAATGCTGCATTTGTTAAAATTTTTCTAAAAATAGTTAGTATTGCTCGCATTGAATCAAAAAATGTAGTTTCTGTTGAGTCGGCAAATATTCTACCTGATGGTAAATATCCTTTAAAATCACCTAATGTTCTAAGTTGTTCACCTTTATCTCTACCTTCTTGTGAACCAAAATCAATATAATAATCAAAAAATAATGCTAATATATTTCTTGAAAGAATGTTTCTTGAAAATACTGAACTTCCACCTAAATTTTCTATAAAATCATTTATTTGATTTGAAGTTTTAAATGCAAAACCTAAAGTCATTGGTTTAGCAACACTAACATCAGGATTTTGTGAAGGGTCTAATGTTTCTGAGCCGCCACCTTGATAACTATCTTCTAACTTTCTTCTTGTTTTAAGCCAAGTTTCAAAACTATTATTCCATTGTTCATTACCATCTCTAACTCTTCTTTTAATAGTATCAATCATTTTAGATTTATTTAATCTAAATGTGTCGTATTGCGTTCCCTTGTTCTCTATAATTTTAATAGATTCTTGTTGAGAAGGTAATACTATATCAAATAATTCAAAGTCCTGTGAGTCTGAATCATTAGCATTTTTCATTCTATCATTAACTTCTTTAACTGCCCAATCATGTAGGTAATCCTTCCTTCTTGAAGCAGGTGTCATACCTTTCCTTGAAATATCTATATCTCTAACTAAAGCGTTTATTGCTTTATTTTGTGTCATCAAGTCATGTACTATTTCAATAGTAGTACCTCTTAACGATGAAATAAAATCAATAGAAGAATTTGTTTTATTTAAATTATTAATCAATTCAATAAATTGTTGTTCAGTTAGTTTGCTAATTTTATCTACTAAATTATCAGGAATTAAATATTGTATAGATTTTCTTTCACCCATTACAATATTTCTTGAATCCCCTACTGTTCTCGTTACTTCTCTAAAGCCACCTTCTTTATCGAATCTTTTACTTGCAGGGATTACCTTCCCTTCTCTTGTTTCAAATCTATCTTTACCCCTTTTAACGGTAATATCTCTCATACCTTCTGTTGTATATTTATACTTATTATTTTTATTAAAATAATCAAAGACCTTTTTATCGACTCCGCCTAATACATCATCTTCTAATCTTAAATCAAAAACATTCTTTAAGAATTGTGCATCAGGTTTTTCTATTGAATCTTTACCCATTCTATTTACCCAACGGCCTCCCCTTAACCAATTACTATTAGTTGAAGTATCAATAAAATAATGAATAGCATATAACAAATCAACAGATGGTTCGTCAATCATTTTTTGATATAGAGCATTTAAAGTTTCTATTGTCCATTCTTGGTCTGTCTTACCTTGTGGTGAAACTAATTGTCCAAATGTTATACCTCCTATTGTTTGTTTTATTAGAGGATTTTCATCTGTTCCTTTTAGAGCCTGTAATTCTTCTAATCTCTCTCCTATAATTTTAATACTATCTTCTCTATCTTTACCTACCATTGAAAATGTTCCTTCAATCATTCTATTAAGAATGCTATTAGGTGCTTCTTCGCCAGCCTTAATTTTATTATAATCGGCTTTTAATTGTGTTAATGCTGTATCAATATTTCTAATTTGTGTTTCTCCATGTATCTGTACTAATTCTTCTATTTCTTTAGCAGTAGGCAATTGTCCTTTACTAAATTTAGTTTTAATAGCACCTGCACTAATAATATTAGGTGTACTATCTTCATCTTCTTTAAGAATTAGTTTCCAAGACATATGACAACCTCACAATTGAGATTGTACTAATAGGACTACTGCTACAAGTGTAGGAATAGCAATAAGAATTTGTTTCTTATACTGCTTTACTTTAGCAAGAATTTTATCAGCCTTCTTTTCACTAACAAGACCTAAATCTTCTGCTATATCAAGAGCATCTTCTACTAAATCCTCTACATCTTCTACTGTTTCTTTAATTTTATTTTCATCTACCATTTTATTCACCTATTCTGATTTTATAGTTTCCATAGTATTACTATGAGTATTATTTTCTTTTTCCATATGCATTTGATGTTTATGTTGTGCATCTTCTAAACCTCTCCTGTGTTCATATTCAGCAGGAACTTCTACAATTTCATTTGCTTGTTCTGCTTCCCATGTTCTTAGTAAGGTATTAAATGCTGGCGCAGCAATACCACCAATAATAGCAATTAACGCAATAAATCCATCAAGATTCTGTAATACTACATCAGGCTTCATAATACCTGTATAAACAACTGCCCCTGATGCCAACAACCAAAGATATATTGCTGGTAATACTGTTTGTCTAACTAACTTATCATTAAATGATTTTTCTTTACCCATTTTACATCACCTGTGTTCCAATTAATATTGCTGATAGTGAACTTAATAAACCAAGTATTACCTTTTTCATCAAATCGAAGCCTTCACCTATTAGATGGTTTTGAGCATCTATTGATGTGGCTAACTCGGTTAGTCTGGTACTTAACTCTAACTGATTATCTGTTAATTTTTCTAAAAGCATCTCATGTCTTTCTATTTTATCTTCAATATTATCCATTCTAACTTTTTCTACTGTTGTCATTTACTCATCCCCTAAATCGTAATAAAAGTCATCTTTTCTATGAATATTAGGGTCAAACTGTTCAGCCTTATCTGTATGCCAACCAAATAAATAATTTTTTACACTTCCAGGTTTTTCAGTCATTCCCATAACTCCTAATTTTTTAATAATTTCTTGTTGTACTTCTCTAACTGTAACCTTTCTATCTTGAGCATTTACAAATTTATCAATAGCATTTCTAATTCTTTTATTAGGTATTTTCTTTTTTGCTTTAGATATACCTTCTCTATAACTATATGTTGTAGGGTATCTTCCTGATACAACAATATTTGAATCTGATTCTAAGAATTTTCTTAGTCTTTTAGTGGTCATGTTTGAAGGAAATGTATCTTGTAAATGTCTTTGAATTTGTGCAATTGAAACTCTCGGGTTTGTTTTTATAAATTGTACAACAACATCTGTTTGTTTAGGTTTAGGTTTTCCTCCACGCTTTAAATTTTTTCTCCAAGATTCATCGGCTTTTCTTACACCCTTAACACCTATAATATCATATTCTTTTAATAATATTTTAAGACCTTGAAATATATTTTCACTATAATTTTCTCTTAACATTTTTAAAATTAGGCGAACATATTCTTTATCGTTAGCACTAAATTTATCCATATTTTCTTCAGTTAATGTAATAAAACCTTCAACCTTTTCTTTATTTTTAAGAATTTTTCCCCAAGACATATTAACGCTCACCTTCTCTTTTTTCTAAAAATTGAAGCATACTTATCATTACTTTATCTAATTCTTGTTTCTTGTTTATCACTTCTTGAAGCATAGATATTAAAGTTTGGTCATCAACTTTTATAGCCAAATCTGCTGCTTTATCTAAATCCTTTGCATCTTCAAAACTTCTCTTAGCGATTCTTACTAAAATTGGTGCAAGGACTTTTTCCTCAACTTTTAATAAAACATCCCAACTCATGATAATCTCTCCGCTACACTATCTCTAATCTCAGTCCATACTTCAGGATATTTTTCTATAAGAACTTTTTGTATTATCTCTACTTGTTGTACTACAATAGTTTCTTCTCTCTTATGTACTAACTGACCTTTAAACTCTAACATATATTTTAACGACTCTCTTATTTCTTTTGCTAACTTAGTTAGCGAGTCTATTTGTTTAGTGCCTAATTCTGTATTTTGTAATAATTCATTTACTTTATTTTGTAATGTATTAACATTACCTGAAAGTATATCTATTTCGTTTATATCCATTCTTGCTACCTCAATAGCACCATGTTGTTGTACAATAGGCTTCAAATGTTTTTTCATATGTAATTGAACTTGGGCTTCTGAACATGATAGTATTTCAGCCGCTTCTGAAATTTTCATTGTACCTTCACTAATTGCTATTTCTATTTCGGCTCTATTAGGGTGTGTACAAACAGGACAAGAAGGGTTAGAGTTATCATGATAATCCCCTAAATGGTTTTGCATATGTTTTTTAGAAGTTCCCGCCCACCAATTATTCTGTTTATCTAATTCATCACAAGTAATATTTCCAGCAAGTATATCTTCTTCTAAACCATCACGGTCTTCGTGTTGGCATAATTTACAAGACTTTCTTACTTTTCTTGTCATCTAATCAATCCTTTGCCATAAATGCATTTCTTGAACCTTCTTTTTCTTTTTTATCTTTTAGGGCTTCAAAATCTGCACCTGTAATTTTTGTTTTAGGTTCAGCCGCTTCAGCAATTTTCTTTTGCTTGGGGCTTAGTTTCTTTTCTTTTAATATATCTTTCCAACTCATATTATCTTCTCCTTAAAAATCTTCCAGCATCAGGGGCTTCCGTTCCTTGCCTTTGATTTTGATTTGCTAATCTTCTACCTTCATCTATTTTGTTTTTAATTTCTTGTAAAATTTGTAAAGTTAATGGTACTTTATCTTGATTATATCTATTTACTACTCTATTAGCAAAATAACTTTTGTTTTTTCTTGCCCCTGTTTTTTGTCCATATTGTCTATCTGTATCTTTAAAGTATTTTTTTGCTGACCTATCTTGGAATTTGACACCTATTCCTTTTTCTATCTCATCATTTTTAAGAATATTTTGCCAATTAGTATTTTCTATTTGTAATTCACCTTGTTGTTTCAAAACTAATCCGGGTTTTGATGTACCTTCTTTAGCCTTTGGAGTTTCATATGTCTTTACTTCTTCACCTAAAATTCTTAAAACTTCTACAATAGTTTTATTTAAAGCAAGATTATTTTTTGGGAATCTTAATTTTACATTTGTTAGTTTTTCAACACCTTCTACTCTATCATATCCCTTAGCAAAATTTAGAAGTTTTGCTTCTTCTTCATTTCTTATCGCATAACTTTCATTAGTGAATGCAGCATTTAATCTATCTTTCATAGGTGCTCTTGATTTACCAGCAGGATAAATATTAGGATTTTGTAATACTTCAATTACTTTTTCTTGTACACTTTTAATTTGTGCCAATTGTCTTGGACCTGCTGAGTTATTAAAAATAGCAATTCTATTACCATCACCCATTTTAATTTTATCTACTCCCTTTAGGGCTTTTCTTGCTATGGATAAAATACCGCCCTTACCCTCATCTGTTTCTCCTTCTCCTGTTATGGCTTGCCATAATGGAGGTCTTGCTTTCCCTGTACTTTTATTAGACCATTCATCTTTTGCAGTAGCGATTTTTATTTTACTATTAGGTTTATTTTTATTAGCCCACTCAGCATATTCATTATATGCTTTTGTTCTATAATGACCGTAGACCTTTCCTCTTGTAATATCAGGCTCTTGTGGGTCATCAGTTTCATTGAATTCTATAACTGTATCAAAAGGAATATTTCTTGGATTCCATTTACCTTTATCTCTTGTTAAAACATTTAACATACCATTTATTGCTTTTTCTAATTGCATTCTATGTTCTGTTTCAATTGTATCTCCATCTAATATTTCTGTTAGGGCTTCTAATAAAATACCTAAACCTTCAATACTTCTTGCTTGGTCACGGGCATATGTAGCATCACCATGACTTAGTACTGTTTCTAAAACAGTTTTAGGTTTATTTCCTCTTTTTCCTCCTACAATTCCCCATTCAGTACCTTTATTCCACTTAACTTTCCAAGCGTCATAATCTCCCTTGATAGCACCAACATCAAATGTTTGGTCTACATTATCAAAATCTGTACCTTCAAATTTACTCATCACTTTCCACAACCGCAGGGTGTCGTTTTATCTCTACAATCTTTACAAGGTTTCTTTTTACCAAACATTCTATTACTAATATTTGGAGTAAAACCAGCATTCGTTGTCATTGTTGTTCCAAATTCTTTAGATAATAAATCTCTCCAACCGAATTCTCCTGTATATTGCTCGTTAGATTTAAACTCATCTTGAAATTTTCGTCTTGTTTCTTCATCTTCTTCACCAAATTCTATTTCAGGTCTGTTTCTCATTTCTTCCGCTTCTTCTTGTGTTGTTTGGTCAGCAACTAATTCATTTGCTTCCATTCTTTTTTGCATATAAGGATAACGGAAAGTAAAAGCAAAAGCAACAGCACCTGTAAATTCTTTAATTAAACTAACAGTTTCAGATTTTGAAGCAAATCTTTGTACTGATGATTTAATTGAATTAGAAATTTCTGCTGGTGTAACATCACTTTCACCGTCATTATCTAAATCAAATAAATCTATTGATGCTTGGTCTTGTGTTATTACATCTTGTAAATATTCATCTATATTAGATAATATTGATTTAACATCTTTTATAACTGTGGATTCTGCCGCACTCCATACATCATTTATAAATTCAGCGGGAACTTCACCCATAGGGTCTACATCCATTAATTCAGACATTTCATCATCTTCAACATCAGCGTCAGCAGATGCTCTTACTGTTTTATAACTTGTATCAAATATACTACTCATTAATTCTTCAGCCATTTTTAATGCTGCTGAGTAGGTTCTATTATAACCTGATGATGAGTATATTCTTTGTATGTTTGTCATTTCATCATTAAATTTAGGGTCTTTTGTAATTGCATCCATAAAACCTTCAAGTAGACTATCAATCATTTCTTTAGCAATAGTTACACCTAAATCTTTAATTTGATTTTTAAGTTGTGAAGGTTCTCTCCTTATAGCCCTAAATCCTCCCTGTTCTTCTGTTGATATATTAAAAGGACCAATACTATCTAACATATCTTCTAAAGGTTGTTCAAGAGCAACTTTAAACCAATTAACTAATTCTGTTATCTTAGGATTTTTAGGGTCATTTCTAAAATCTTGCATTCTTTTATCTCTTTCCTCACCCTCTAATGGGTTACCTTGTTCATCTCTTGTAATAGGTTGCCTATCACTTCTAAAAGGTTCATCAACAAACCCATAACCTTCTATAAAAGCAGTACCATCAGGTTTTCTAAATTTATCACCATATTCTTTCAATAGTATATTTCTCCAATTCACTTTTCATTCCTCCTTAGTGCTTTGGTTAAAGTATCAATAATATCTAAAGGCATACCTAATTCTTTACCTTTTTTAGTAAAGGCTTTAAGTGCTGATTCCCAATCAGTAATTTCTTCCTTTGTTATGCTTTTTAGGTATTCTTCCCATTTCATCTAAAATCTCTCCTTAGTGTTTTTTGCCAATTTGTTCCTGCTGTTTCTTGTTTTCTTTTAGCACAATACATCCAACTTTGTAATGCTTCAGCCCCTGCTGCTTTAGCGATTGTTGCTACACTACTTAATAATGATGTTTTCATTTGGTCTATTCTAAAATATCTACCTATAATTTTATTTACCGAAGCAGTAGCAAAACTTCCTGGCCTCATTTGGTATAATTGTTTTAACATTTCTAAAAAATTTTTACAATCTAAATTAGTAGGGTCTAATACTCTACTAATATCTTGACGATTAAGATTATTTACACCCTGTTCTAATTCTCTAACAGTTTTTAACCAAGTATCTTTTGATAACTGGCAACAGTCTTTTGCCGAACCTTCTAAAACATCTTCCATATCAAACTCTTGATAAATATATTCTTCAGTATCTAATTCTCTATCAGGTTTATAGTTCGGCATTCTAACCATTTTAATCACCTTTTATTTCCTGTAACAAAACATTTTTTAGTTTTTAGTTCTTCCTTATCTATTTCTTTAGATTTAGAATCAAACCATTCGTCAAGTAAAACACACCTTGTCATTCCCTTCCCTCTATTTATTTAAAATTTGAACTTCTTTATAATAATTACTACCCAAGCAAGACCATTAGATTATTACCCATTGGCATTAATTGGTCTGCTATCATATTTAATTTTCTTTGAAATACTCTTTCATTAGTAGATAATAACATTGTACTTCTTCTCATTCCTGCGGGTATAAAATCTGTAAATTTAAAACTAACAATAAAAGCACCACTACCGTCATCATTTACTGGTCCAATATTAACATACATATCATTAGCATATTCACTTTTCCAAAAATTATCTATTATACCATAATATTCATTCTTAGTACCAAACCTTTTTACTATTTCTCCCTCTCTTCCTTTTAATGTAGATTTTATCCACTCTAATACTTGACAAGCAATATCTTCATCTTTAAAAGGTATAAACTGAGCAAACATTTCTACACCAATTTTTCCATCTAATCTATCGGGTCTATTCTTCGGTACTAATTCTATTTTAAAACCATAATAATACCCATTACCTTCATATCTTATGTTATAATCTAAATCCGAATCTCCTTCTACACCATCAAATGCTCTTGACCTAACTATAAGTTCGTCTTGTTCACCGTCATCTCTATGACTTATTATAGTACCTGACATAGAATTTAAAGCATCAAATATTTTTGATACATATGATTTCATTCTTGCTATTACTAATTTATGTTTTTCTAAAAGTTCAGCATTACAATCTCTTTCATCTTTTTCAGGTAATGGTTGTCTTTTGACCTTAGTAGATTGTCTACCTACCTGTATTTGGTCTTTTTTTAATTGTTCATTCCAAGTCATGTAATTCCTCCAATAATTCAAACATTGGTTTATCTAAATTTGGCTCAACATCTATTTTATCCCTTCTTAATGATTCAGAAACTGTACTATATTCTGAGTCTTCTAATCTTCCATTATCTACTAAGTTGTCAAGATGTGTTTCTCCTTTAGAAGTTATACTTGGGAAGCCCTCTTTTTTAAAAGTTAAATAACCTTTGCTAATTAATCCTACTACTGTTTTTTCATTTTTAGACCACTCTCCAAAAAAGTGCCTCCAAGCATCAGATAGTTTCCAATTAGGATTTCTATTTCTTTTTGACTTTTTAAGTAATTTTAAACCAATATATTCTCTAAGTTTTACATTTCTAAATGTTTCATAACCATAATATATCCCTAACGGACTATTTCTATTAATAGTAATATAAATCCAATTACCATCATAGGTATGAACAAAGTGAACTAATACTTCATGTCTTCCTAAATCAACACTAAATTGACCTGCTGCTAATTTCATTTCATCTCCTTGTGGTTTCAAAGCCCAACGGTCTGTTAAACCCCAAAATCTAACTAAACCTAATTTGTATAAGTGTCTTTGTACATTTAATTTATTAGCAATAGGGACAGGGTTCATTCTTTTTAAATCAAAAACACCAATAAAATTTATACTGTAATCACTACTTTGTCTAACTGTTGGGGAATTGTCTAATGATACCATTATAGTATCATACTTCCATGTTTTAGAATAAGTGGTTGTTTGTCCACTTTCATCTTTATAATTATTAATTGCTATGGCTTTATCTTTTATATATTTTTTTAATTTATCAGGTAGTACAGAAAGTGCCACATAAAAATAGCCACCTGAACCTCTCGGTGTTAATTTTTTCATTCTACCCTCTCCAAATTTTCAGCAGGTATTCCACCTTCACGAACAAATGTAATTGCATTAATTCTAATATCTTTATGAAGGACAGGTTCTTTTAGGTTTTTAGTTCTAACTCCTACAACACCTACATTAGATTCTGGTATGCCTAATTCCTTTGCCCTTCTTTTAGCAAATTCTAATGCTTCTTCTTTACTTTCAGTTGTATAAGTTATTCTTTCAACATTTCTCAATTCTTTAGGTATGTGTTTATTACTTCTTGTGCGAGTATAACCTCCTGTAATACCTTCTCTTAATATTCCTTCAATATCTAATGTTCCATGATATTCTGTGATTTCTCCTAATGGATTAACTGACTTTTTTAGGTAACTATCTAAATCATCTTGTGAGCCTGCCCAATCTGATGCAATCCCAATAATTCTATCATACATTCCTTCTGTCGTTGAGTTAAGAATTGATATTATATCTTTTAAATCCGATTCATATTTTTCAGGCTTATATCCTTCTTGTAAATCTTCAAGTATTTTTTCTTTATCTACTACCATTTGAAAATCTTTAGCAACATGAGTTGTTAATTGTACATTAGATGCCGTAGGCCATTCACTAACTGATTGATTTATATCATACCCCATCTCAGATAAAACATCAAATGTATTAAATCTGTAATAATCCATATTAAACTCTACATCTTTTTCCCATGTTGTTTTAGACAAAATTGCCAATAAAGCACACGCATCTTTTTCAGAAATATTATCAGGTGCGGCATATATATAATCAACCATAATAACATGTCTTTTATCTTCTGGTAATTTTAAATATGGGCACAAGAATGATTTATCATAATTTCTATGCATGTGTGATGAACCTGTAAAATTATAAGAAAAAGTTTGATTCGTAATTTTATTATCAGCATAATCAACAAAACCATATGCTTTACCAACATCAACAAGATAATCAATTTGATTTTCTATCACATCTACTATTTTCCTATAAACTTGAATACATCTTGGTGGTGGTTCATCTTTAACAGGTTTTATTTCTTTTTCTTTTTCAGGTAGTGGTGTTGTTTTTATTCTTGAAGTTCCTCTTTGTGTAGGTTTTAATTCAGCCTTTTTAATATCATATCTATTAACCATCTTTTGCCAAAATCTTATTGATTCTGGTTCAATACTACCCACTATCAAATCAAGTTCGTATGGATTTTCTTGTCTTTCTTCTATTTTTCTTGTAATTATTTTTAGGCTATGTTCACCTACTGCTAATGCTTGTTTAAATGGTACTTCAATGTTTAATATATTTTCATAAATTTGTTTAATTAATTCATCACCTTTTTCTTTTAACTCATTAATTAATTCTTGTACTGCTATTTCTCCAAGCCCTTGTCCTCTAACATCTTCTCTTGTAGCAAAGGTATCTAATAACCAAAATAGTTTATCTGTTCCTTTATTATAATCTAAAAATACTGTGGCTCTTACTTTTTTATCTTTAGATATAAATTTAATATTAAAATCATTTTCTGCAAATTTGACTAACCATTCAAAACCATATTGGTATTCTCTATCTTCTTCAGGATATTCTTGCCCTACATATACAGGTGCTTTTAGAATATTCCTCCACATAACATCATCTCTTTCTCGGATAGTTTGGTTTATTTGGTCTTTTCTTTTCCGACTTTTGGCTCGGTTCTCCTTTTTTTCTTTTTATTGGTTTTCGTATTTTATTTTTATTGGGCAATCGTATCACCATTCATCGCTTCAGGTTTGCCATGTTTAACCCAACATTCTTTACAAAACCCAAAAGGATAATTAGCATCTGTATTATAACAACGACCACAATAAACAAATTCTTTCATTTTCTACGCTTCCTTTTCTCTTTAGTCTTTCTCTTTTGTGCGTTGATGAAAGTCCTATAAATACCTGCCGCAGATTTTTTACCCATTTCTCTTGCCCTTTGTTCCATAGCAATAGCCGCTTGAGTTTTATGTGCATGAGTTCTACTACTTCTTTTTATTTTTGCTACTGAGCGTTTTGCATCTTTTACAGTTTTAAATCCTAAACCATGTATTGTTCCTTTTGGATTTTCATCTGTATATAAATCTGAATGTTTTTTAGAATTAGCGGGTTGCCCTTTCTTTCTTGGAATTCTTTTTGCTTTAAGAATATCTTTCCATGTAATAACATCTTCAGATTTTTTATAACCTGAAGCATATGCAGCAGCCGCTTGGCGTTCAGCATCTTTACGATTTTTATAGACTTTACCACGCTTACCCCATTTATAGCCGCCTTTCACTTTTCTTATTGGTATATCAACCCCTCCTTTTGAACCAACCATGAAGGCCATACTTTTCTTCTAAACTAAAAGTTCCTTTTCTTCTTTTCTTTTTCTTTCCTCTTTTACCTGCTCGTCTTTTGTAAGTTTTACAGGCTGAACAAGTAGGTCTGCATCTTCTCTTTCTTCCTTTAGATGCATCTTTTCTTCCACAAGGTTTCGGACCACCTTTATCATTACAAGTTCCGCAAGCAATCCAACCTTTGAATATTTTTTCTTCCCATGACTTTTTAATATCGCTATCTAAATAAGCATCAGCAATCATTATTCCTATTTCTTCACCTGCTTCTATATCACTTGGATAATGACTTCCCATAATTACTCTTGATAATGCTATACCTTCAGCCATATTAAATAATTCATCTTCTTTTTCAGGGTGTTCTTCAGCAAGCATTTTTGCTAAAGCATATGCTTCAATTGCATGACCACTCGGAAATGCTGGTGTATCATCAGTATCTGTTACAGATTTAATTTTATCTGAAATTTCATAAGGTCTTGGTCTTTTGTATTTCATTTTTAATTGCATTGTATAAATATCTACATCTTTAATGAATTGCTCATAATCAATTAAATTAGCCCCTACTATATCTAACATCATTTCATTATTATTTTGGTCTAAATCATCTTGAATATCTTTGTCCATTTCATACTTTTCCATTATGTTAAGGACTTCAGATATTTCACTTTCGTTAGAAGGAAAATCTAATTCAGGAAATTTTACCTCAAAGGAGGGTTTGCTATTTAGTAATTTTTTTTTACTGTCTGAAAGTTCTTTCATCCATTTAGATTCTGCCTTTTTAACAGAATTACCCCAATTTTTAGCACCTTTTTTTCTACATTGTACTAATGCGCCACTTGCATATGCCGAAGGCCATTTTTTATATCTTCTTCTAACTTTGTAATAACAGGCATCTTGTTTTTTACCTGATTTTTGCGTCTTACGCCTACGAAGTTTTTTCTTCTTCGCTTTCAAAGTTTCTTCCCAAGACATTAAATCACCACAATTTTTTACACGCTAAACATTTAGGGGTTGTAATTCTACCTTTACATTGGTCGCAATTATGTCTTGCTCTAAAATTTCTTCTTCTCTTTCTACTTCTATGAGTTCCGCCACCACGATTCTTTCCTGAACGCTTGTAATTACCATACCCTTTAGCACCCGCATGAATCTTTTTACCTTCATGCGTTAGCATCATAATTTTTTTACCTGCTCTATCAGAAGGATAAACACGGCCTACTCTCATATCCTCTTTTTTCTTGGGCTTGCGCTTTTTTGTTTTGCGCTTTTTTCTTTTAAGAATATCCTCCCAACCCAAGTTTATTCCTCCTTTAAATAATAATCTCCATGTTCATGTTCAGCCAAATAATCTTTATGGTCTAAAGCATCACTAATAACATACTTCAAATATACTTCTTCAAAACCTTCCAATTTTTTTCCTGCTTCGATAAAGTTTTTCATTCCAGCGGCACCGCCTTCATCTTTTAAAACTTTTTTAATAAATTTTTCATAGACTTTATATTTTTTATTTTCAACGGCCTTTAGTTTTGCCTTTAAAATTTCTTCCCACATAGTAATCACATATTATTAATTATATTATCATACATAGACATAATCTCTTTTGTAACTGTATTCCAATTTACATCATCAAGAGAATATCCATCACCTACAAATCTACGACTCCATTCAGCATCCATATTAACTAAGTTTCTTGCATTACCCCATGTTCTTTGGAATGAATCTCTAATTGTTTTATAATCAACAGGCATACCTAACCTTTTATTCATAAAAGACATAGTTTCTATATGATAAGGGATAGTAGTGGCTAAAGATTCTTTCATCATATCTAATAATACCTTAGTGGCATCGTCTTCTTTTCTAAGAATATTATTCCACATCTTCTTCCCTCGCTTCTAATTCGATATTATACCAAATAATTTCGTCTATTACTATGTTATCATCATTTATTAAATAAACATATGCATCATAACTGCCATTAGTAAAACTACCTAAAGACATATTTCTATATTCAGCATCTCCATTATAAACATCCCATACATCTATTGAATAGTTATAAGGTTCTTCGTATGTTCCATTAGCATCATATACTAAAAATTGTACTTCTACCTGTTGTACTTCATCACAATTAACATCAACATCATATGTAAATTCTAAAGATGTATTTGCAATTTTATCTAAGTAATAATCATAGAATAAAGGTTCACATTCTTCATAAGGTTCACATGAACCATCATCTACATTTGCTTCAGGGTCATAGTTTTCAGCAGCATCATTTGTACAACCCCAAATCATTTCATCATATTCATTACCTTCATCATCTTCCCAAAACCATTCATCGTCATCTCCATTACCTGCGGGAGTAAGGTCAATAATACCTGATAATTCTAAACCACTTGTTGATAGTAGAATGAGTATTGGTATTAGGGCGGTTAATAATTTATGAGTTTTATTTGCCATTTCTGTTGCCCTATCAATTGCTGAAGTATTTTCTTTAATAGCATTAGAATTATTTAATTTACCATCGTCAAGTAAATCAGCAATAACATCTCCTTTTGAACGACCTGTTAATTTAGCAATCTCATCAGCATTTTCTAAGGAAGTCTGTATATCAGGGGTATCACTCATTTTTAACACTCCATAGATTTTTCCAAAGTTTATGTTGTTTATAATTTTCTTGTAAATATTGTAATATTTCTTTTTTACTTGGCGAGTTAAATTTCATACTTTCTGTAATATTATTATATATCATTTCAAATGGTGTATCTTTAGATACGAGATTATCAACCATTGTTTTCCAATTAGATTTTATGATACTTTTTTTAATTAATCTATATTCTTTAGTTGGTCTACTACTTCTACCCGTAGTAGTTTCTTTAGTAGTTTCTCTACCTTCAGCCCTACCTTGTCTAACTAATTTATCTAATACCATTCTTAATTTTAAATTACTAAATATACCTGACATTTTACCTCCATGTCGGGTTTTTAGATTACCTAATACTTCATCAACAGAATAAAATCTTTCTTCATCTATCCCATATTTTTCAACATAATTTAATTTAGTTGGGGAAAGACCTTTGCCACCTTTTAATATATGTAGCCAATTCATAGTATTCCCTAAAAAGAAATAAAATAAAAAAACTATTTAAATTTAACGAATACTATCAGGGAAAGTACTTGTGGGTGTATCTTCATAAACAACACTTATATTTCCAAATTCTATTTTTATCCTATCAATGCATTGTGTTATTTTTTGCTTTAAATTTTCTTTAAATTCTGCCCATTTTTTATCATCAAACTTCAATTTATAATCTTCTTTATAAGTTAAGTTATGTTTTCTCCAATCAAGATAATGATATGGATTATAAGATGCTGGATTCATACCCGTTCTATTCATAACTATTTCTATTCCTAAATCATGACCTGTTTCTGAATGAACTTCAGTCATCAATACAAATTGTATAAGCATATCATTACTTCTCATTTTCCCCTGAATAGAAATTATTTCCTCTACTGCATAGTGTAGGCCGGTTGTATAATTTTCTGAAAAGTATCTTATTTTTGCTGTTTCTATAAAATGACACCAATCAGAAACAGAAATGTTATTAAAATATTCAGTATTTCTCCACCATGCAACATAATTTACCTTTTTTCCTGTAATATATTTACTTAATTCCCCTAACTGTAACAACGCTGACCCTATTCTAAATTTACAATCGTCATCCTCATCGTCTTTTTCAGGTAATGGAGTCTTTTTAGTTTTAACATTCTGTCTACCAATTTCTACTTGTGATTTTTTTATAAGTCCAGGAAAAATATTATCACAAGTTTCCCAAGCAAATGAAGGTAATCCATAATTTTTCATAGTTGGACTACCTATTGCTTTAGACCATTCTTTAAATGCCTTTACCCAACGATTATATGTTTCACACATAGACTTTATTGCTGGTCTTCCACCAACTTTAGGGTTATATCCATCCCATCTTTCATAAGGAATTGTCTCTCTCCCTACTTGTACATGTTTTGCCATATAGAAATAATGAACAGTTGCTTCAAAATGCGATATTCCCTGACCCCTATCACCAAATAAACCAAAAGAAAAAGACAATTGTACCCTTTCTTTACCATTATTTACCTTTCCTTCAACCCATACATATGTAGTAATATGGTCTACAAATGAATTTGCTATATGTTCATCTCCATTTACAGTAACTTTCATAGTATCTTTAAATTCACACCAATATTCTTCTTTTGGCATATCAAATCTAACACTATCGAATTGAGGCATATACAAAGTAGCATTAGAATCCCAAGCCGTCTTTAAATTTAAAAAATCATTAATTAGTTTTTCCCAAAAAGGCCAACATTCTTCAGGCTCATCTTTTTCGGGTAAAGCCCTCCTTCTTGTTTTGACATTTTGCCTACTAACATTAATTAAATTCTTCTTCATTTATTCCACCACATTACTTCAGCAGGTATAATTTCATAATTATCCAACATATTTTCTACTGCTATGTCACATATATACTTATCTTTTATAGTACCTTCATAGTAATCATCATATAATGTTGCAACAAAACCTATCATACTTTTTTGACTTGAATCATGACTATCCATAAAATTGTTTCTCATAGAAGCACTTGTAAATTGACAAGCAAGAACATAATCCTGTCCTTTATATTCAAAGGGGTATTGTTTATCAACATAAGTTATTATGATTGAACCTGTTGTAAAAGTTTGTTCACCTGATACTACTTGATTAATCGCCTCTATCATTTTACAACAACAATACTCTTTTAACTGCCCATCTATTATTTTAAAATCTTCATATTTTAAATCAATAGTAGTAGAAGAATTAGCAACTTTAGCATCTAACAATATTTTCTTAAGTAATACTGCTTTTCTAAAAGCAATATTTTCCCACCTTGCTACTTCATCTCTACAATCTGATTTTTCTTTTTCAGGTAATGCCTTCCTACGAGTTCTTACATTTTGACGGCCTGTTTGTATTTGGCTCTTTTTGATAGGAGAACCTAATATTGAATTCCATTGACTTAGAACACTATCTAAATTTAATTCGCTTAGTATCATTTTCATGTGGTCTTTTTGTTGTACATATAGTTCATTTTCATATGCGAAGCCATAACCCCAACTTACTCTAATAATCCATTTTCCTTTTTCATCATCACCGTCTAACATAAAATGACCTATGGTTTGAGTTTTAGGGTTTGTTGCGGCAGCCCTAATACCATAATCATAGCCTGTTCCACCTTTTTCCTTAGTATCTTTTTTATAATATTCTGTAATACCATTAAAATTATCATCGGGTTTTTCTGACCATAATTCTATTGCTTTACATGCAGACCATTCAGTTATATTTTCAGGACTATCAACTGTTACAACAAATTTTGTACTATAAGTAAAAGGTACTGATAAAGTATATTTTGTTGTATTATCATAATCTGAATATTCTGTCTTTAAATCTATCTCCGTGACTTTGTTATTATATTTTGAAAATCTGTGATTAGAACCATAAACGGGAGGGTCGTTTAAATTAATATCATATACCAATTGTTTTAATATAGTACCAATAATATCTCTTAAACTTTCAACATAATCAGCCAATCTTAAAAGTTTAGGTCTACATTCTTCTTCTTCCTTTTCGGGTAGTGGTTTTCTAATAATTTTAGTGTCTTGTCTACCTTGCGTTCTCAAATCCGCTTTAGTAATAGAGCCTCCATATTCACCTCCCCTATACCAAAGTTTATTTTTTCTAACTTCATCATTCATTTTAATTAAATTTTCTTGATATTTGGTCATGTAATTAGACTTATTGGGTATTTCTACATCATAATCTCTCTCTAACATACTTAACCATGCAAATAATGTATCAGCATGATGTACTAAACCATCTTCATAATAATCCACATTTTCAGTAGATGCGTAACTTGCAATTGAATCTTCTCCAAAAGTATGATAAAGTTCACCATCGTTCAACCAATTTCTTTTATCAATAAAAGCATGTGCTCTATATATTATTACGCCTTCTCCATCTTTTAATGCCCACTCATGTTTGCAAGCAAAAGTAATGGTAAAATCTTTCATTTCTAAATTCATTGTAAATGGAACAGTATTTCCAGCAGTTAAAATTCTTGGCCTCATAATTCCTACTTTATCTTTGTAATTAATATTATTACACCAAAATTGATTATCTTTTTTTGATTCAGCACTTATTACATTAAACCTATACTTATCTTTAAATTCCCTACCATAAAATTCTTCTACTATTTTATGTATTTTAGGATAACACCTTTCATCATCCTTTTCGGGTAGAGGGGTTCTTTTAGTTTTTACATTTTGCTTAGGTACAGTAATTTGATTCTTTGATATATCACCATCACCTACCATGTCATAAAGTATTCTTTGTGCTTGCGTTAAATCTCCTGAACTGTTTTTTATTTTTGTATTAAAGGGTTTCATCTGTTCTAATTTATCAGCGAAATTTAAACAGTTTTTACTTGTTTCAAATAATTTTTCTACATACCCTTTAGTAAAAACATTAGGTTCTACTTCCCAATTTATCATTACTGTTCCTAACATATGTGAAGAATAACCTTCAAAATCTATTTCTGCATACTGCCAAACTCTCCATTTATTAAACCTTTTAGATATATTCCAAGATAGATAAAGTTGTACATTATCGGTTAAAAAAATATAATACCTAACACTAAATATATCAGAGTCATCTTTAGTATCAGGATGAATTATTAAATTATTATTTCTATCCTTAACCATTTCACACCAATCTTCATTTGAGAATTTAGAAAGCCAATTACTATCTCTTGCATGTCTTACAGTAGGTCTTTGTATTTCGTTACAATCAGCCCATGCTTGAAATATATCATCTATAATTTTATAGCAATCAGGGTCTTCTTTTTCAGGAAGTGGGCTTCTTCTTGTCTTTACATTCTGTTTAGGAATAGTAATTTGATTCTTCAGAACATCCTCCCACATAATATCCCTTAGTAAAGCATTAAACGATATTTACTATTTAATTATATGGCAAAATAACTTGTGGTATAAAAATATACCAGACTCTTTTTTCAAAAAATGGCCGGAAATTTTTTTGCTATTAGCGAAAATTTTTTTTTTGAATTAAATCTATTTCCAGAATAAGAATTTGTATTTAATTGTACATATTAAAATTAGAATCGTCATCTTTCTTTGATTTTGACATCATTTCTTTCATTTGTTTAACAACATCCTTTTCAAACTGTGAATTTGTATCACTTTCTTCATGTATATCTGCAAAATAGTTAATTTTCTTGTTATATTCTCGTATTATACTAACAAATTCCTCACGCAAGTCTTCATAAAACTGTTGTATCTGTTCTTTAAATTTATCAGGTACAGGTGCATGTTTAGAATAGAATTGATAGAAATCATGCCAATTAGCGAAATGATTCTCGAGGTTTTTCATGATATTTTCTAAGTCTTTGTTAGATTTGTCTTCTTTTTCGTTATTGTTAAAGTAAAAGTTGAATACCATGTGGTTATCCTCATTACAAGTAGGATAAGTAGAGGGTTATAACTGTATGTATTGGATTATTTGTATCATTTTGTAGGATATGCGAATTTACTTTAACATAATGTGCAAAAAATGTATTTTTATGGTGCTACAAAGGCGTTTTTATGTAGAGGGTGTTTTTAATGTCGCCCACAAAAAAGAATTAAAATCAATTAAAAAAAATTTAGGAACCTTCAAAGTAGAACCATATGGATATAGAATGAATCTGAAACTAAAAAGAACCCTCCGCCATGAGAGATGATGACGAATGAACCTGCACACAGAACCATATGGATTGAAACTTTGTGGCATCCTTAGTAATAGAACGAACACCTATTATATGGTGAATTGTAATGGTAAAACAACAATGCAAACTAACAGGCAAGATGGTAGAACGCAAAGAGATTAACCAAAATGGTTATTCAAAACTGCATTATAGCGAGTATCAGAAAATGAGAAACTACGCTAAGAAGCAATTGAATCAAACATTTGGTATCGCTGATTATAGAAAAGTCATGGGCTTTGAAGTAGTTAGTCGCAAATCTCTATCAGAAGAATTGAAAACAAAAGTGAGAGTGTATTTCCATGACGAATGAAGGACTTTAGTAAATTAACATTTGATGCTATGATTTCAGCATTAATGAATGTAGATGACCAATTTCAGCAATTTGATGACATTTCTATTAATGTCAAGCAAGGCGGCATTCAATTAAGAATGAAGAAGAATTGGAAGGGCGTTTCTATGAGTTTGAAAAACGAGGAACGACTAAGAAGGCATGAAGAAAGCATGTCGGAATACTGATTAAAATCAGGTAAGTTTGGAAAATTGAGGGATTTTGGGGCTTTTCGGAGTCCTGAAATCTCTCTTTTTTTAGGGTGCGTCATTTCCACAAATTTACAATTTAATACTTACCATATGGTAGGCGATAGCACATTCTACCGCAGGAGGGATAATAAGAATGTTTGATTGTGATGAGTGATGTTAGTTTATTTTCTTATTACCATATGGTTCATGCGTTAGCATATGATGAACCGCAGGGGGGATAACAGAATGTTCTTTGACGATGACGAGTGATTACATCAGTTAAGAACATTTTAATCTGTTACCATATGGTAATGCTTTGCAATTACCTTAGATTTTTCAAAAATGGTATTTTTTATTTTCCTGCATTGGAAAAAAATACCAAAAAACCAAATATATCAAGATACTAAAAATGGAAAGAAACTCCCCAATAATGTTCTATTGCGCCTCTAAATTTATCTTCATTAAATCTCTCATTATCCTCTTTGAAAAATTGACAAAACGAATTTATCGTATATTCATCTATTTTCAAATCTCCAAATAAACGAGCCACTATTTCATAATGTCTTTGTTGAAATTTAGGATTCATTTAAATTCCACCCCCTATAAAATGGATAATCAGGTAAGTGTCTACAAATTTGATTAAATGCTACACAATACATATCTAATGTTTCATAAAATGATGGGTGGTCATCTTCTTCATAAATTTCTTCCATTTGATGAATTAGGAATCTAACAGTCATAAGTATATCTGTAATTTCATCATTTGTGATATTATCAGCATACCATTGTTTTATCATCTTCAATCTTTTTTCTGTAAATTTTACCATAATATCAAGCCTCAAATGTAAATATTTTTCTAATATTTTCTAATTCTTCTTTTACAGGTTTTGCACAACATTCACAATCCCAATCTTCAAGATTACTTAGAATATATAGGATTTGTGTAGAAACTCCTTCACTTCCATATTCCATCCATGCTCTATCCATAGCCAAAAAATATGATATTGCATATTCTCGGTATGTTGGTTTTTTATCGTTATAGCAATTCTTTGCACTTATTACTTTGAATCTTAGGCTGTATAATTTTCTAAATATTTCTTCCGTTGGCATTTTACTCATCTCCATTAACTTCATTTGTTTTCTCAATTACTGCTTGAATTAGTGCTTCCATATTTTCTTTCACTTCATCAATTGTATCACCTTGCACTCTTGCGCTTTCACAAATCCAATTTTTATATCGGTCTTGTTTTAGTTTAACAACAAAATTTTTCTGCACAGGCTCGCTTTTTTCTTCTTCTAAATTCTTTTTCCAGAATGGCATATTTTTTCACCACATAATTATATTTTGAACGGTTTATGGTTCGTGCTTCAAAGTAGCCTTACCATATGGTTCTGCTTTGAAGAACCTTAAAAAATTAAAAAAAATAAAATTTTAAAAAATATTTTTTTGGTGAAGGAAAAAATAATTAAAAACCTTGATTTTTTTTGACAAGAAAAATTCTAAAAACTTGTGGCAATTTTTTGTGTGATTGCCAAATCAATATCTACGGGCTTCTCAAAATATTTGATGTATCTAAAGATTCAATCTTCATCTTCAATTAGAAGATTCATCAGATTCACCTTCGTCATTATCAGATTCTGTTGCATTTTCTTCTGATGGTGGTGGCGCAATTGTCATTCCATCTTCAAGAGAAAAGTTTCCATCCCAACGACCATCATTGAAATATTTTGTAAATCTTTGATTTACTGCTACTCCACGACCATCTCCGAAATCTAAACCGTTCTCAAATGGTGAACCACCAACCTCTTTATTTCTATCAGAAATTACAGATGTCATTTGGATAATCGGATTTGAATTCCAAAATTCTGCGTATGCTTCTGCAACCAATTTCTTTAGAGTTTTCAAACTTGCTTGAGCGTGTGCTGGCAAATTTGATTCTTTTCCAATTGAAACAGGCCAATCCATAGCCAATTTTCCATCTGTTTTTTCTACTGTCCAATCTCGACCTTCAATGAGGATTTGATTCCATAAATTCTTCCGCTTTTCTGCATTTCTGTTTCCTCTACGGATATTCATGTTAATCAATTCAACAGCATCAATAATATCATCTGAAGAATTCAAAAATTCTTGATTACCTTCAAGGCTCAAGAAATCCTCAATTCTTCCAATTCTCTTATTCCATGCTTCATCTGTCATTGACAAATCTTTTTCTTTCTTTTCTTTCGGCATATTTATTTCTCCTTATTTTTTTTCTGTCGCCAATATTTTTTGGCGTAGAATATCATCATTTTTTATTATTCAAGGTAATTCAAAGTATTACCATATGGTTGCAACTTTGTGAAAACCCTATACCTGAAACCCTCTTTTATTATGTGGTGAAAACCAATGAGTAAAGAAAAATACGAAACTGATGAGGGCTATGAAGCATTTGTAGCACCTCTTGAAGAATATATGAAGAAGAACAAAGCCAAAGATGCTGAAATGACAGATGCCTATGAGTATGCTGTGAACACCATCAAAAGAGGTCGAAAGTTTGCTAACAAAAGAAAAAGATGTTTTGACAGTCTGTATGATGAGTGGAACCATCTTAATTTTGAAGGTTGGCCTTTGAAGAAGTTAGATGATGAAACCACTAAGGAAATTCAAAAGATGGCTGATGATATGGACACACCAAATGAAGATTATTGGAATGCCCTACCTATCAAACCTACATTTAAGGTCAAAGGTAAGGAATACATTGATGCTGATGGCAAATCCTTTGCTAAGAGGATGAATGAATCACTTGTGAAGAAATGGACTGTTCACGCCAAAGAGAACGGTTCACTTTGGAAGTCCCAAGATGATATACCCACCCGAGAGGCTTGAATATGTTTGACGATGATGAATGATTGACAAAAATTGACCCCTAATTTTGCCCATACCCCATGCTGTTTTGGTGATTCAGCACAAAAAAAATCACCACCCTTCGGGGTTTCTTACCACTATTCAAAGAATCGTTTTTACAATGTTTATTGTTAGTAACCATATGGTTGTAATTTTTACACCCTGAAAAAAATAAAAAAAATAAAAAAGGTGGTAGAGAAATCATTTAAGATTTTTTTAAAATATCGGGGATGATATTTATGCATGATAATATGATACAACAAACAAAGAACCAATTAAGAAACTCTACCATGAGTTATTTGTTGTAAAAGGGTGTGGGCAGGATTAGGTCGGTTAAACCATAACTTACCTGCAAATTTTCACGGAAACACCTGCTTTTATTCTTGATTTGCAAATAAAATCGGCCGCTACTTCTAACTTCCCCACTTGAGCGTTTGTTCTCAAATGTTCCCACAGACAATTCGCTAAAACTGTTCACGCTATTAAATCGTTCACAAATGCAGCCTTTGATTATTACGCCACTCCTTCTCGATGGAAAGATTAATTGCATTTATCCGCTAAGAAAATCTCGGGAGGAATACCTTAAAGTGTTCAATCTCTTTTTCAGTCACCACAATATCTTGACCCGCTAAAGCCAAGATGTAGAATATGATTGATTTATAGCCGTAAGGTCATCACAAAGAGATTACCATATGGTTCTAAAACTTGTAGATATTCGAGGCTATCTTCATATGAAGGGGTCGGCAGGAGAGGGCTACCCCTTATAAGTGGGTCGGGGTCGGATTGGGTGTCAATAATTGACAGAATGTAGCAGATTATTTCAGATAATTTGTTTTATTTATGTAATAATAACCAAAACAATATATAAACTATATCTAATAGATTCAATATATTATTATCTCTTTATTCTTCTTTATCTTTATTCAGTTAATAGAAGTAAGTCATTTTGTATTAGATAATTTTCCCGATGGGATTTCCCATCTTTTCCCATTCCTATGAGAAAACATTTTGTTTTAGATAATTATATTATCTTAATCATTATGTTTATTTTAGTATCTTTTCCCCTTTTCCCTTTCCTTCCTTACTTACTTACCTTACTTCTCTCTCTATTTATGTATATATTTGTGTATATATGTGAGAGGGGTAAAGTGTGGGAAAAGTGGGATTATGGGAAAAGGTATCAAAATGTTTAAGAAAAAGCAATTATCTTATGCAAAATATTATCTCATACATTTTGTAGCATGGGATAATGGGAAAAGCCTACATTTTGTATTAGATAAAGTTTTGAATTAAATGAAAAAGACTGAAGTTCTGGTGGACAGCATGGAAACAAAAAAGAAGATAAAAGAAACAATGGATGAAATTAGGGATTTCCTAATCCAAAAGAATGAACAATATGGCGATTCTGTGATGAACCCAATTAGGGTTTTTTCAAAAGCAGGAATTGATGAAGGGTTAAGAATTAGAATTGATGACAAACTCAATAGATTAATGCAAGGTAATGATAGCATGGAATCTGATGAGGATGTTGTTAAAGATTTGATAGGTTATTTGACCCTACTATTAATTCAAATTAGGGAGGAATAAACCTGGGAAAAATGAAAATGATTCACTACATGTTAGAAAATGAATTTAGCGAAGATAGAATTGCTTGGTTTATATTCTTAAATGGTCGTGCTGGCAATTGGCATAAGTGTAAAAAAATTGCAAGAGAAATGAGGAATGATTATGAAAATACAAGAAAAGAAAATGAAAATGCAAAACAAACTGAACAAGCAAAAGAAAGAATTGAAGAAGATTCTTGATGAGATTGAAACTAAGAAACAAAAAGATATTGCTATATTTGGCAAACCTTTGAGTAATAAAAGAGGTACAGATAAGGCTGAATCTAAGAAACGAGCAATCAAACTAACACAAAAAAGTTTAGATAAAATTGAAGATGATTTGAATAGAAAGTTCAAACTATCCGCAAGAGATTCTAAGGTTCTCGATTCAATTAGAAACGGAACTAATATTGGGAATACAACTGCCGATGATAAAGGTTCAAAATGGGATAACCGTTGGAATGGTTCATCAGCATCAAGAAGAAATGCAAAAATATATCATAGGAGAGGTACAAGATGATAGAACCTAAATTAACAAACTGCGCTTTTTGTCAATGTAAATTATCTATTGGAGAAAAGTTTCTTTGTACTGATTGTTTGACTGATGGTAGAAATCTTTTGAGAAAGGTTGAACAATTAAAAGAGTGGAGGAAAACTCTCGATGAAAAACTTGAAGTAGTCGAAAAATTAGTAGATGATATAGAAAATATCGTTGCAGATATGCAGGAGTGAAGTAAATGAAATATAAAAGAATCAAAGCAAAAATAATTAAGTTTTTGAAAGAAAATGGTGAGAAGTCTACTATGGAAATATACGCCCACATTAATCGTATAGATAAGAATGGGATTACAACAGCAGCCCTTAGTAATGTGCTTGCAAAAACACCTGAATTTATCAAGGTTGATACAATGAGAGTTTCAGGCATGACACAAAGCACATACAATTTGATGATGTGGAGAGTTGAAAAATAATGCGATTCTAATACTGTACAAAATGTGCAGTATAACATAATGATAATTTATCATTATAGCAGACATAATTTACAAGAATCTTTATAGACTCAGTATTTTATGTAAATATGGTGAGGAACTGCCTTAAGTCCAACACAAAAAATGGAAGTGAAGAAATGAGCAAGAATGTAAATGAATTGGAAACAATGTTGAAGGAACAAGTAGAAGCAGGTCTTATTACGGATTTTGAACTCCGTAGAATTATGAGTCGTGCAACAGGCGGAGTTTATCTTGATGAGAACCAAAATGCACAATTTGAATTGGCAAAAGAATTCATCAATGAAACACTAACTACTCTATCTAACTTGAATGTTGTAAGTGAAAAGAGAATGGATAGCACACGAAGAAAAATGGAAAAGGCAATTGTAAAGCATATTACAAGTGGCGGAAATCTAACAGATTCAGGTGCGCCAATTTGGAACGATGAAGTTTGAATAAAAAAGGAAGTGAAGAAAAATGGTAAAGATAACAATTTTGAATGAAACAGGACACACAGAACTAACTCTAAGTGCTAATGAAGCATTAGACCAAATTATTGACCACCCTACCCATTGGGCATATATTGATGGTGAATTGGTTACAAGAGAAGAAATTGCTAACATTGATTTTAATGCGGTTGATGAAGTCGTATTAACACAAGCAATTGTTGGCGGTTCTGTTTAAGTTTCTAAATAAAATAGAAATCACCCGTAAGGGTTTAGGTGGCACACTATTTATGCGTAAATAGTATTACTAAAGTTAGTGGAACTTACCAAAATCCACACAACACATAGCAGTTTCCCGTCTGCTTTATCAAAACGGGATTTTTTTATTGAGGATTTACTATGAGTAATTTTTGGAGAAAGAGTGAAGGTGCCGATGACTTTATCGAAATAGCGAGGATAGCATTGGGTAAAAATATAAAAGAAGATTATACTGAATGGTGTCATTATGCAAACCCAATGCATTTTTGTAAATACCCTGTATTTCATAAAGGGTTTGAAACATTATTAGCGGAGTGGAGAAATGAAGTTAATAGCCCAAAGATACAAAAATCAAGTTATTTAAGTGCAAATTTAAATTTAAAAGTTGCTGATGAATTTGAAGAATGGAGAAATTTATATCTAATTCGCAAGGTAGATGATTACCTTAGTAGACACTTAAGATGGTCTAACAGTCAAAACCCAAAACAACAATTTGGTAGAGCAAAAGATATATTTATTTATTTCCAGAAAGAGGCGAATTATCAATGATAAATGACATATTGAAAACTCTTCGTGCGATGCCAAAACTGTTCAAAGAGTTTAGAAAAGAAACAAAATACATTAATAGGTTATCAAAAATGGAAAAGAAGGAAGGAATGGTAGGAACTTTTCTTCATGTATTTGAAACAGAATTAATGGACATACTACCAACAGAAGTATTAGTATTAATACTAACAGAATTCGTAAAAGAGTATGAAAGCAAAAAAGAAGAACATCAGCATGATATGGATGTTGTAAATATACCTGCTTTTAATGCTTATTGTGATAAATATGGGGTAAAAACTGCCCTATGAAATACAAAATGCTAAGGTGGCTGAGTTTGGTTAAAAGCGCAGGGCTTAAATTCCTGTCCAAAAATGGTTCGTAGGTTCAAATCCTACCCTTAGCACCAATTCAAAAAGTGATGATTATGTATAGAAACAGAAAAGAAATTAAGAAAATGACAAAAGCAATAGAATCTTTAGGTGTTGAAATTGTTGATTTTGAAATTAGCAAACATTTTAAGATTCGGGTTAAAAATCCGACAACAGGAACTGTAAAATTAATTACAGTTTCAAGTAGTCCAAAATGTAAGGGGGTTTATCATGAGATTAAATCCTCAGTAAGAAAAGTTTTTAGAAAAGAAGGTGAAATAATATGAGTTATAAATGTATAAGTTGTGAAAAAGAGATAGAGGTAGTAGAAACAGGCTCAGAGGAAAAGATATTAAATCCTAAAAAAGCAGTAATGCTTCTTTCTTATGCAGCGTATGGTAGTAAATTTGACTATGGTAAAACATCGTATAATTACAGTAGTAAAGTTAGTATGTTTTTTATGTGCGATGATTGCTTTGAAAAGAATATTTCAATGGCTGTTAAATTAACAACATTGTCTAATGGTAAAATAGAACCAGCAGTACTACCTAATTCTAATGAATAATTTGAAAATAACTAATTATGGACCTAATAAAACCGTAATTTTTTACAAAAAACCCTATGATTAAAATTGTAGGTAATATATATGGTGATAAAATGAGAATAACAGAATTTTACAAAGAGTATGACATAGATGAAGAAGCCTACGATTTCGTACCAACCAAGATGTTTGAATTAGATTTAAAACAATCAGGATGGAAGATTAAAGAGGGTAAATCTTTATCAAAATTGCATGATAAATTTAATGACTTAAATATTATCTGTGCTAACCCTAACTTTTATAACGATGGAACAATAATTGCAGAAAGCCGAAAAAGCATAATTCAAGCGAGTGGACACCCTATTATCAAATATAATAACAAAGAATATTGGGAAATAGGCCATTTAGTAAAAATTTACGGTGATGAAGCAATAAAAGAAATGGATAAATGGGAGTGGCTTCAAGTAATGGATTGGATAATAGTAGAAAAGAAAACAAATAAACTTCTACTACAATTTGATTCATGGGAAGATTTACCAACAAGAAAGGAAGTGGAACAATGACAAGAGCAAATAAAATATTAAGTGATGTAACTGTGCATATGAAATACGCAAAATATGTACCTGAGAAAGAAAGAAGAGAAACATGGAGTGATATATGTTTTAGAAATATGCAAATGCATACTAAACAATACCCACAATTAAAAGAACAAATAGAACAGATATATTCTGAGTTTGTAGTAACAAAGAAAGTATTACCTTCTATGCGTTCTTTACAGTTTGGAGGAAAGCCGATTGAAGTAGCACCCAATAGAATTTATAATTGTGCATATATGCCCGTAGATAATATTGCTGCTTTTTGGGAATCAATGTTTTTACTTCTTGGCGGAACAGGCGTAGGATATTCAGTACAGTTTAATCATATAGATAAACTACCAGAAATAAAACAACCTAATTCTAAAAGAACAAGAAGATATTTAATTGGTGATTCGATTGAAGGTTGGGCTGATGCAGTTAAGGTATTAATTAAATCTTATTTTGGTAGACTTTCAAGCACACCAATATTTGATTATTCTGATATTCGTGCAAAAGGTGAAAGATTAATTACTTCTGGAGGAAAAGCACCCGGCCCTCAACCGTTAAAAGAATGTTTAGTTAAAGTTGAAGGAATTCTAAAAGATGTTCAAACAGGGGATAGATTATCTCCTATTCAAGCACATGATATTATGTGTCATATTGCTGATGCAGTTTTAGCAGGTGGTATTAGACGAGCCGCTTTGATTTCTTTATTTAGTGCAGATGATATGGATATGATAACTGCAAAAACGGGTAATTGGTGGGAACTAAATCCACAAAGAGGAAGGGCTAATAATTCAGCCGTTCTTATTAGAAGTAGAATTGATAAAGACTATTTTATGAATTTATGGAAAAGAATTGAAGAATCAGGTTCTGGAGAGCCAGGAATTTATTTTTCAAACGATAAAGATTGGGGAACAAACCCGTGTTGTGAAATTGCATTAAGACCAAATCAATTTTGTAATCTAACAGAAATAAATGTAAGTGATGTTGAAAGTCAAGAGGATTTAAATTCAAGAGTTACTGCGGCTACCATATTAGGAACTTTACAAGCAGGTTATACCGATTTCCATTATCTAAGAGAAACATGGAAAACTACAACAGAAAAGGATGCATTACTTGGTGTTAGTATGACAGGTATTGCTTCTAATAAACTAAAAGGATTAGATTTAAAATTAGCGGCAAGATTATCAAAGAAAGTTAATGAAACAATTGCTAAAGAAATAGGAATAAAACCTGCGGCAAGAATTACTTGTGTAAAACCTGCGGGAACTACATCTTGTGTTTTAGGAACTTCAAGTGGTATTCATGCATGGCATGACGATTATTATATTAGAAGGATAAGAGTTGGAAAGAATGAAGCAATTTATAATTATTTAGTTGAAAACCACCCATCTATTATTGAAGACGAACAGTTTAGACCACACGATACTGCTGTAATTTCTTTACCACAAAAAGCACCCGAAGGTTCTACAACAAGAAGTGAAGATGCAATTCAATTACTTGAGAGAGTAAAAAATATTGCTACTAATTGGGTAAATGAAGGACATACATTAGGTATGAATACTCATAATGTTTCAGCAACCATTTCAATTAGAAAATGGGAATGGGAAGAAGTTGGAAATTGGATGTGGAATAACAGGAAATTTTACAACGGTTTGTCTGTATTGCCCTATGATGGCGGAACATATGTTCAAGCCCCATTTGAGTCAATTACAAGGCTAAAATACGACCAAATGATAGCGGGTTTAGATGAGATAGACTTGACTAAAATTATTGAAACAGAAGATAATACAGATTTACAGGGCGAGGTTGCTTGTGCAGGTGGCCTTTGTGAAATCTAATACAATATGTAATAGATAAAAAATGTAGTTTTACTATTTTCTACACGATAGGATGGATATTCCACCCTTTTCAAAAAAATAGAATTAAAAAGGAAATGATAGAATGAGCGAAAGCAAGGATTATGAAAATGAAGAAAGATATGAAGTGTTTAGGATAACTTCTTTGAAGTCAAACGGTAGCGTTTGGACAAAACAATACGATAGCAATATTGATTGGAATAAGGTAATACCAATGTTATTATCTAAGTTTCCACATATTTTGCTAAGTAAGCAAGTAATGAAGACAGACCCACTAACACACTTAATGAATTTGGAGTGATATAAATGAAAAAAGCAGTAGAATTTAGATTGATAGAAAGCGAAGAAATGCCACCTGTGGTAATTAAGAAAGATGAAGATACTAACGGATGTATTATTGTATTAAATAGAGCACATACTATTTGGCTTAGTTTAAATCGTAGTACAATTCCAGGAATTACACAAAGTTTAGCCGAAAAACTAAATCAAATGTGTGATGGTTATTTAGAACAACAATTATTCAATATGGGAATGGAGTGATTTGAATGGAAGATTTTATTGGACACCATATAGAAGGCGAACATAGACATGAAATTAATATTAATCAAAGCGGGGCTTTCAATAAATCACTAATTAATAATTTAGTAGATATAAGTGTATCTAATGATTGGGAAGAAGCAAAACATGAATGGAGAGCAACAGGTAATGTTTGGTATAGACCTATGAGATATTTAGATACTACAATACAAGAATTACCTGAACCTCATTGTGATAATCACCCTAATTATTGTGTTTGTGGACACCCGATTGCTTGGCATTTTGAAGTAGAAAATACTGAAAATGGTACATTAGAAATTCTTGGTAGTGAACACATTACAAATTGGATGATTATTAGACACTTAAAAGAAAACAAAGGTATTCCTGAAGATGCAATTACTGAAGAAAAAATTATTGAATGGATGAAAGAAGCAGTTAAAACTATGAAAGCCGAATGGTGGTGGAAAGAACATGGTGATGATTGGGAAGAAATGTTTAATGAAGTTAAAGAATTAGATTTAAGAATCAATGTTCGTTCTAATGGACAATATTGGGATTCTTCTACAAAAAGACATGAAGATAAAATGGTTATTGCAAAAACCAAAACTAATTCATTAGGTAAAATGGCTTCTGTTGTATGGAGATGGAATCACCCTGATAATCCAAGACGACAAATTGATACAAGAGGTTATCCTAATGAAAAACTTTGGAGAGATGTGCAATTGTTATTTGCTAAGGCTCAAAGATTTGAAAAGCAATTAGATATACAAATGGAAGAAGTAGAACAAAGAAAATCATATATCCGTGAACAACAAGCAAAGCAAGATGAATTGGCTGAACAAAGAAGAATGATGATTAAAGAAGAAGCCATGAAAATTAGAGCAGAAGCAATATATGAAAGAGATGATAAAACATTAGCGGAGGCTTGTGAGTATTATGATTTACCACCTTTCACAGTAGAGAAAGGTAATAATGAATGGGAAAGAAATTTCTTGAAAGATATGAAAGGTAAAATTATTGCAAGAAAACAACTTTCACCAAGACAATTAAACAGAATATTACAAATTATTATGCCCGAAGTGGCTGAAGAAGAACCTGCAACATCAAAACAAATTAATTATATTAAAAAGTTAGGTGGAGAGGTTTTAGAAAACATGACAAAAACCCAAGCAAGTGATTTGATTGGTGAATTATTAAGGAGAAATTAAAATGGGAACAGTAACATTTAGAGTAAGACATGCAAGCGATGACAGAAACTCAGTATTAGAAACAACACTATCTTGTAATAAATTTACAAGAGATAGAAATGTAGATATTTGGGCACAAAGACAAAGACAGAATATTTCTAAAGAACCGACAATTGAAAGTATTCACAATACACTTAAGGGAACATTGAATATAACAGGATTAGTTAGAAGCGATGAAAAGAAGTCCTTGTTTATGAGAGTAGGTAATTGTAAATATCTAATTAATATGCGTAAAGTAGGAAATAGATATATGGCTAATGGAGATTTTGCTAACTTAGATACTATTATGAAAGCAATTAGTAGAACTATTATGCGTTCTGCTTATATTAATGGAGAAGGTCAAGAAGCACAAGAAGCATTAGATGATTATTTTCTAAGATGTGTTGAAGTGCCTGAAAATGTTTCTTATGCTATGGAAAATAGAGTGCCATATAAATTCTTTGAGAGAGATGGTAGTGAAATCCATGAAAGAAGCACAAGACTTTCTTTAATGAGAATTGCTCAAAACAATTATGCTCTTGAAATTAGTAGTGGTGTTTGGGGAGAAATAAATGCTAAGAATCTAAATACATTTATTAATTCTTATTTGTATAATAAGCGTTCAGGAAAATGGTATATGGTTTCTCCTGCTGAACTTTGGTTTAGAACTGTTGGTACAAAAGGAACTCCTGCACAGATTAAAATTATGAAAGAGTTTTTGAAACAAAATAGAAGAAGTGATTTGGCTGAACAAAGGGCTATGCAATTGTTTAATGATATGGTCAATAAATATGATACTGTCACAAAAGGAACATTTGAAAGAAATGGAGAAAAGGTTTTGGCTATGTTTGTTAGAGGTAAATATGCTGATTGGATGATTGTTGATAATAAATCAAAGCGTGGAATCCAAGATGTAAGCACATATGTTTTGACAACAAAAACATTAGGAGAAGGACAAGCAGTTACTGTTTTAGATAATGTAATAAATAATACTGACAAAGAACCTTATTGGGCTGGACCGATTTGTATTGATAATTTATCAAGTGGTGCTTCTGTTGGTGACCAATTTGCAGCAAGAGCATTTGCTTGTATGAATGATACTATGCTTCTTAAATTAGTTTCTACTGTTAGTAGATATATTAAAGGGCATGATGCAGAACAAAATGATATAAGGTTGGATTGGGATGCCATGTGTAAATTGTCAAGCAAAGCACCTGAACTTAAACAAAGAGATTAATTTACCTGTTTGTTCAGTTTGTGGTTGTATTCAGGCATATAGAATATATGAGGTAAGTGATATACCTAAAAATGAAAAAACATTTAGCACAGACTTAATGATGCTTATGAATGAGTTTGATATAGAAGATAAAGATGAAGTTATCAAAAATGATAAATATATTTCTTATACTAATATATATTATACTTATGATTTAGCGGAGAGGGCTTGTGCTATCTTATACTATACTATGAGGGATTTAAATAAACCTGCTATCATGTTGGATTATTGTAAATTTTTGGGATGCAAAACAAGTAGAGTAAGTAGACTTGCAAAAAGAATAGCAAGACATTATTCAAATAGTGGAGTGTTTGGTATAAATGATATTGACGAGTTTTTGGATAATATGGAAATCAATAGTAAAGAAATTAGTGAAGCGTGTAAAGCGTGGAATGAGCAACAAACCTTGACAAGAGGAATAATTGCGGCATATGTATATGAACACACAACATATACTCAAAAACAAGTGTGTGAAAAATTTGGAGTTAGTTTGCCAAGATTAAAAAGAAACTTAAGGAAAGTGAGAAAATGAAAAAGAGAGATGTATTGATAATAGGCGCAGGTGGAATTGGAAGTTTTCTAATACCATTGTTGGATAAAGTAGGATTGTATGACATAACAGTTTATGACCCTGATATTGTAGAGGAAAAGAATCTAACATATCAAAACTTTACCAAAGTAGACTTAGAAAAGAAAAAGGTAGATGCTATGAGTGAAAGATATAATATTGATGCTCAACCATATCCTGTTCTAACAGCAGGACAATTAAAGGGATATGATTTGGTAGTATGTTGTGCTGATAATTTAGATATTAGAAGAACAATGTATAATTCAAATGTTAAATGGTTAGACTTAAGAGCACAAGCAAGAAACGCTGCTATGATTTCACATTTAGAAGACCCGAAATTATATACTGTTTTTACAAGTGGACCAGATGGTTCTTTTTCTTGTCAAGGAGAATGGGATGGAAAACCTGAAGGGATTAATTTTATGCAAGTTGTAATTGCAGGTTATGGCGCACAATGGATTCAAAGATTCTTTACAGGCGACCATGTAGAAAAACACTTTAAAATTAATGGGTGATATAATGTCTAAGATTGATTATAATAAACAATCTAAAAAATTACTAATAGCCATGTTAGAAGAACAAGATGATATTATTAATGCAGTATGTAACTTTATGGGAACATCTACTGTTATGGATTTATTTATGTCTTTTAAAGGAGAGGAAGAAGAATGAAAAACGAATGGATTTGGATGAGAGATATTATTAAAAAGATAGAAGATTTAGGATATGCAGTAGTTAATGACATAGGAGATGAAGAAGATGAGTGAATTAATTATAGGAATTATAGGTATGGTATGTTTGTATGTTATAGGAAAATTTCTTTATAGATGGGAGGAAGAATAATGAATTTCTTTTACATAGAAACTTGCCCTGTCGCTATTGCTAAAAGTCATAACAATGCACATTGTATTAAAATGATTTTAGAATATGCACAAATGCTATCTACGACTCATAGAGTTGTAGACCAATATTATCATGAAGTAGATGGTAAATATGTATTTGTAGGATTACCCAAAGATATGCAAAAAGTGTACAAGATTGCTCATTTAAATCACCCCACTACAATTTGGGTTAGAGAATCTGTACAACATTACAATTTTATGTTTGATGTATTTGAAGCATTATGTGATGAATATACTTATCGTTATGGTAAAGTGCATCAATCAGATAGATTATTAAGAGAGATGTTAAGAAAACCACCATCAAGATTAGAAGATAATGGATTTGAAGAACCGCCTCAATGTATGCCTGATAAATATAAAGTAGAAGGAAATAGTCTACAAGCCTATCGTAATTTTTACATGGGTGATAAACAATGGAAAGGTTGGAGAAGTGAATATAAGAAAAGAGATAAACCAAAATGGATGTGTGTATAATGACAGAATGGAAATTAGGAATAGGAACAGGAAATGCAAAATGTAGAGTATGTGGTAAGCCAATTAAAGAAGGCCAACCAATGATTAAAATAATTAATTCAAGGATTAGTGGACAGGTTCATTCTAATCCCTTTGAATGTGGAAAAGAAAGACAAGAACAATTAGGATTTGAATATGTAGGAGAGGAAGTATAATGATAGAAAGAATGAATGATAATGAACTGTGGGATATGTGTAAAGATTTGATAAATGCCGCTTATGTAAATAATTATGATGATGAAGATTTTCATGCATCTATTTGGCAGGTATCAGTAGATTTACTTGAAGGAAAAGAAGTTTCTGTAATTGTAGATAAAGATAATAAATTATTTATTAGTAGAGGAACTGCAAGTTTCGTAGACTACAAAAATGAAAATGTAGCAGGTATGAAAATCCCTCTTAAATGCTGGATTCATACTCACCCTTTTGGAACTGCTTATTTTAGTAGCACAGATTGGGGAACAATTAATGCCCAAGCACCTATATTAAATTCAGCAATTGTTCTTGGAAATAAGGAGAGAATGAAATGGTGGAAGAACGATGGAAAAGAATTTCTGAGCAAGACTCATCTAATGGATTTAGACGAGTGCGAAGAATAAGATTCCCTGTATTATCAAACTTAATTATAGAATGCCCTATTTGTAATGGGGCTAAATGTAATGTTTGTAATCAAACAGGTGAATATGAATTATCTTCAGAACCGTATGTAGAAATCCAACAACCTTTGATAATAAAATATATTGTTGATAATTTACCAATTATTGCAAGTGAAATTCAAAGACTATATGGAAAAACACCAACGGTAGAAACTTATTTTGTTTCTGAAGAATATGAAATAATTAGAGTCGATTCTCTAAGTGGTTCGGTTTGGATTGCCTTAAACCTTAAAAAATTAGAAAATCCAAAATATTTTTACAACAAGGAGAGTGTAGATAAATGGTTAGCGTAAGAGAAATAAAAAGAATATTTGAGAAAATAGCACCCGATAGACAATTGCCTTTACCTGCAATTATAGAATATCAAACAAGAGCCGAAAAGATTTTGGAACAGTTTGCTGAATTATGTAATTTAGAAGCAGGTGGAGATATGACAAAAACAAGATTGACAGTAAATCATGTGAAGTTAGCATCAGTTAATTTTAACGATAGAGTTGTTGAAAGAAAAGAAGAAGAATTGGAATTTGGTGAATGGAATACAGATGAAGGAGATGAAGAAGATGAGTGAATGGTATGAAGATTGGAGTAATATAAGAGCATTAATTAGATTTTTACACGATGTAAAAGGTGTAGATTTTGATAATCTAATGTATGCTATGGAAAAACCGTGGAAATATAATGATGAATATAAAGAAATGAGAGAATTGGAGAGTGAAGAAGAATGATGTGGAATGAATTTGCAAGAGTTAATGAAGAATTTATAGATATGACACCTACACAAATGGTAAAGTATTTTGATGAAAACCCGATGGATAATACTGAAGAAATATTAAACCTATGGGCAAGAAATTATCCTAATAATGGTGCAGGTGAATCAGGTCTTATATCAAGAGTAGCAAAAAGATATGGAGTAGATGTTGATACAATTGAAACTTTAGTAGAAATACATGGTGGAGTAGGTGAAGCAATTGAAACTTTATTTGATGAGGCTGATGGAAATAGAGATATTACAGTATCAGATGTTTATAGTGCTTTACATGGACAAGATATGGAAACTGTATTTACTGAAATAATGGATTGCTTTGACAATGTAAATGCTATGGGTAAGAAATGGCTTGCTGCTTTTCTTCTAAATCAAACAAGAAATAAATGTGGTAATAATGTTGTTAAAAAGATTTTACAAAAGACATACGGTATTCCTGCTGATGATATTAAGAAAGCAGTAAGTTTCCTACCTATCGAAGATGTAATTTACCAAGCAGTTAATAATGGTGCTTTAGTATATGTTCCCGAAGCAGGTAATTATATGAAACCAATGTTAGCAAAAGGTGGAGATTTTACAGTAAGAAATCGTAGATTCTGTGATTATAAATATGATGGTATTAGAGCACAAATTCATAATAGTGAAGAAGGTATTACAATCTTCAATAGAAAGGGTGATGATATTACATCTAAATTTGCTAATGATTTGGTCGAAGTAATAAAGAAAAATTCTGACCCTGTTGATTGGATTGCTGATGGGGAAATATATCCTATTGATGCTGACGGTAATCCTGCTGAATTTAAAAATATCATGAGTCGTATTCATGGTAAAACAGATGATGTTATTTATCGTAATCCTGTAACTATTAAATTATTTGACTGTATGATGTATGGTGGACAACCCGTGTTTGAAGATGATTTAGATACCCGTTGGGAAACTTTGAAAATGCATTTTGATAATAGTTTAGTTGCTAAAATGATAGAAATTAACTCTCATGAAGAAATGTTAGAAGTTTATAATGATGCTATTGAAGCAGGGTTTGAAGGAGTAATTGTAAAAGACCCTGAAATGATTTATGAATTTGGTGCAAGAAGTAAAGGTTGGTTAAAGTATAAACCACCTATGGTTGAAGTAGATGCTATTATTACAGGTGCTACAATGGGAACAGGAAAAAGAGCAGGTGTTTATGGTGCTTATGATATTTCTATTAAAGATGGAGATAATTTAATTTCTGTTGGAAAAGTAGGAAGTGGATTTACAGATTCTGACCTAACATTTTTAACCCAAGAGTATAACCGATTAGGCGCAGGGAATTTAATTATTGAGGTAAAAGGTGACATGCTTACTAAAAATGAATCAGGAGATTATGGATTAAGATTTCCAAGATATGTTAAATACCGAGATGATAAAGAAGAACCTACACAATTAAAAGAAATATTGGAGTGAATATAAATGGATGTAAGAAAAATAGAAGAAGGAAAAGTTTGTCATTATTGTCATCAGCCTTTCAATGGAATAGAAGAAGGATTGGTACAAACACTACCTAATGGTGAGGAATCATATTATCATCTTAGATGTGTCGGTAAATTAATGGTTTATAGAATTGAAGGTGTATTACCTCAACATTTATTTGAGGCATGTATTGATAAATTAAATCAACCTTTACCACAGAAATTAAAAGATGAACAACAAATGTCTTTAGATGATTTTAGTGAGCAAGAATAATATTATATAAATATAAAAATATAGATATTATTATAAGGTATTAGTAAAAAAGGTGATATAATTATGTTTAATAATGAACAATTACAAGGTATATTACTTACAATAGCAAGACCTGAAACGACAGTATATCGTTCACAAAGTAAAACAGGGTGGACAATAAGAACAAGAATTATGTTTAGAGCAAAAAGAACATTCTTAATTGCTTTACAAAGAAAGTTTGAACAGTTAGAAATAAGTTCAATATTAAGAGATAAAGAAGGAGTGAATAGAAAAGCACCTGTATTAATTATAGGTAAGCAAGATTCTATTACTAAACTTAGAAGTCTTATGCCTAAACATATACCTTGTTCACATGCTAATTGGGAATTGTTTGATACAGTAATTACTAAGATAAAAGATAAAGAACATTTAGAAATAGAAGGAATGAAAAGATTGAGAGAGTTGTTAGAAAATGAAAACAAAAGCGAAGAAGTTTAATTTGTATGTTGGTGGTCATGGTAGTGGTAAAACTAAGAAGGCTAAGTTAGAATTAGGTAGTAGACCTTACACTATAATGCAAGCGTGTGATATTACTATTGATGATATTTATTCTTATCCTAAACATCACGGTGTATTGATTGAAGATGTACATTACAAACCTGAGAAGGATAAAATATTACAAATATTATATGTTCTTCCTTATGTAGCATTAACATCATTAAATGAAAGAGATGTGCCAAAAGCAATTATGAATCTATGCACAAGAAAAAGAATGGGTAGAATAGATAATAGACAAATAGATATTAAAAAGTTAGCCCCAAACTGTGAGGATATTAAAAATCTTGATAGAACAATATATGATTTGAATGTTGAATACTTAAAAAACAAAGATAGGAGAGAAGTGTTAGATTTAATTAAACACAATAAGCCTGCTGATTTACAGTTAATTAGTTGGATTCAACCTAATATTGATTGTAGAAATATAGCATTTGCTGATAATATTATGAGGCGTTGGAGTATAGATTATTTCTATGAAATACTTACATACTCTTGGTCAGGTTATCATGGCGGAAGAATTGAATTTCCTAAAAGATATTCGTATTCACCTGTTCCAAAGATATGTAATAAGTTAGGTCTTAAAACAAAGGATGCTTATTTAGTTAAAACATTCTTAAAGAATGATAAATATAAAGAATGGGCTATTTCTAAATTAGATAAAGACGAATGTAAAATATTGGGACTACAAAAACCAAGAAAGAAATCTATTAGAGTAGTAAATACAAAATTGGGTGATTGGATTTGAGATTGGCTAAAGGAACAGGAGTTTCATTTAATGTTTGGTTAGGTAAGTTAGATAAGTCAGTTACAGATAGAGTAAAATTCTTACAGTTAAGGGAATATTATGAAGATGACTTAACACCTGATGAAGTAAAAATAAAGGTGGATATTGATGGTTAGACGAAATTGGATTAGGGGAGTTAGGCGTAAAAGAAATAAAACTTATGCTGAAAGGTTTATTGATAGAGCCATGAATGATGGTGAAGAAAGAACGGCAAGTCTAATATTAGACGCTATTCTTGATTATATTGATAAATCAAAAAGAAAAATTACTTATACTTTTGTTCCAACAAAAGGTAAAATATCTTCTTATATTAGTAATAACCCTAATTATATTTTAGTCGAAAAAGCAAACAATAAACATAGTACGATTTATCGTAAAAAAGAAATATGTGATACCTGTGATGGTTCAGGTTTTAAAAACCATAAGAATTGCGAAGAATGTAATAGTGAGGAAGAAGAATGAAATGTGAAATGTGCGGTAGAGAAAATGCAGAATCAGTAGGAATGCATTGTGGTAAATATAAAGTTTGTAACAATTGTGTGAGTAAATCTATTCATACAAGAATGTGGGTTTTAGGAAAACCAACAAAATATACTGATTATTTATACGGTGTTGAATATAAGGTGAGTAGCGATGATGGAGAAAACGAATCAGTTATTAAATAAACTCAATGATAATATTGAGAGAGGAAATAGAATATTAGTTATTGTCACGATTGTTAATATTCTAACTGTAATTATGATAGGATTAGTGCTATTATGATTTGTAAATATTGTGACGGAAGTGGTGTGGCTATTGAAATGCCATGCCCTGAATGTAAAGGATTAGGAGAGATTGAAAATGAATTGGACAGAAAAATACAGACCGAAAAGAGTAAGTGATATTAGAGGACAAAATAAATTTGTAAATGATGCTACATCATGGATAGAAAAAGGTAATATGCCTAATGTATTAATTTATGGAAATCCTGGAAATGGTAAAACAACAGCAGGACATTGTTTAGGTAATGAATTCTTAGGTGAATCAAAAGCCCTAAACTATTTAGAAATTAATGCAAGTCAAGATAGAAGATTAGAAACTATTAGAACTACCATTACAAATTTTGCTAATACAAGAGGAACAGATGATGTACCATTTAAGATTTGTTTATTAGATGAAATTGATGGTATGACAAGAGATTCTCAAAGAGCATTAAAAAGAACAATGGAAAGAGCAACCAATGTTAGATTTATTATTACTTGTAATAATGTTGCTGATGTTGATTATGCTATTCGTAGTAGATGTGCTAATTATTATTTTGAACCACTTAGTATAGATGGTATGGTAGAAATGCTTTGGCAGATTGCTGAAGAAGAAAATATTGTATTATTAAAAGATGAAGTTATTGATTTCTGTAAATCACTTAACGGTGATATGCGTAGAGGAATTAATGAATTACAAGCAACAGCATTTAGTGGTGCTGGATTAAAAGAAAAGACAAAAGAGTTTATGATAAATTATGATAAGATTTTGGATATGCTTGCGGCTGGACAGATATTTGAAGCAAATGAAATACTTACAAAAGAAATAGTAAGTGGTCGTTCTGTAAAAGAAATCTGTAATAATCTGCATCATTGTGTATTAGAAAAAGAAGAATATGATAGAGTCGCTATGTTTAAGTGCCTAAGTCATATTGGAGAAATGGAATGGAGAAGTAAGTCAATGACTCCTAAAATTGTTGTGTCATGGTTTGTGGCGCAATTCATTGACAATTGAAAAAAGAAAAACAGGAAGTGAAAAAAATGAATGAAAGAATAGAAAATGAATTGAATGGTTTGGCTACCAAATTAGGTAAGTCCGAAGAAGAAATGTTAGCAAAGTTTAATGAAATTGCTGAGAGTAATAACCTTGATTTAGAAAATGAGCGACAGTCTATGGTTGCACTAACTCTAACAAGAAACTTTGTGCGAGGTTCTTTGAAAGGAAATACATCATCAAGGAGAGGCGGATATGGTAATGATGCTTTTGGATTTGTTGTTGGTAGTGAACCTGCAAGAGATGTACAAGAATGGAGTAGAAAAAGATTGCTAAGTGATTATAATAGTAATTCTAATACTGTGTTTAATGAAGAAAGATGTGCTGAAGTTACACTAACAGATGCAGGATATGAAAAGAGTCAAGTTGTTAATGGTGATGTTCAAACAAAGACAATTCCTCAATTACCAAATTCTGCTATTGAAGTAGATGAGAATAAGTGGATTGTACCTATTGATAATATTAAAGCATTTATGAGTGGAGATTCTAACCCTCGATATGGTAAGCCTCTACCTGCTGAAGAATTTAGAAGGAGAGTACATTTGATTGCTAAGAAAGATGGTGGCGATTTCCAATATTGGACTTTTGGTTTGAAGAATATTGCCGCTAAAGAATGGGATGTAAAAAACTTTGAATGGCTACATCTTAATGCTATCTTTAATGATGATAGAAATGCTTGTTATGGTATTAAGGGAAGAACACTTTCTTCTCTACAATATAATGCTAACTTAGATGAAGATGATGATTTATATGTTGGTAATCTACCTTCTATGGAAGATTTACTTGTAGAATGTATGGGTGATTATATTGCTGATTTGTTAGAAATTGAAGATTATCATTCAACAATTATGTCAAATCCAGGAATGAAACTATGTATTACTGATGGAATTGTTAGCAGTATGAATTTGACTGTTAATGAAAAGACAGGAAATAGAGTATTGTGGATTGAACCTGCTGATGCAAGTTATGGTTTTGAAGAAGCAGATATTCCTGATTCAACCCCATGTTGGATTCCTTCTAATGTAGATATTGATTTTGGTGTAGGTAGTGATGTTATTATTATCGGAAGAACAAATCAAACACAAAAGAGAGATGAAGATGGTAATTATCTTGAAGATGAATATAATCCTGTTTCTTTGAACATTTATGGTATTCTACCGAGAGTTGCTCTTGGTGCGCCTAATGAAGTTGCAGAAGCAGTAGATGATGATTTAAATTATTGGTGATTTGAATGAATTGGAAAAAATTAGGACTTTATAGTAGTTTATTTTCTATTGTTAGTAGTATTGCTATTTATGCTTTACATGATGAAAACTTAGGTATCTTTGTTGGATTGTGGGCTTCAGCATTATTGCTTCTAACAGATAGAGTAGACGAAGTAGTTTGATTAGTTATTTGTGTAATCGTAGGCGTTAATGACGGTCAAATAGGTGCGAAGCCTATCCTCTAAAGGAGAAATTAAAATGAAAAGATATGTAAGAATGAATCAGTTAAGTATGGATTTAGCGGAAGTTGAATCTATTGAATGGAAGAAAATTGATGACGATGAAGTAATTGCTGACCAAGATTTGTATTCAGTTAGAATACATATGAAAAGTGGTAAGATGTACACACGACAGATATTTGAAACACAGTTTGAAGAATTGAAAGAACAATTCAAAGAATTAATAGTATAAAAAAAAGGAAGTGAAATAAATGGGAATAGGAAATAAGAAAGGAATTGCGGCAGGAAAGGTATTGAATAATGCAAAAGAAGAACAAGGTTTATCAGCGTTTAAACAAGCAAAGTTAAAGGCTATGAATCAAAGAAAGATTTTGTTAGAACAAGAATCAGCATATATGATTTGTGGTATTAGCGGAAATCCGGGAACAGGAAAAACAGGTATTGCTTTAGATTGTAGAACCGAAAAAGAAAGAAAAACACATTGGTTGTTTATTCTTGATTTTGATGAAGGTGCAGAACCTACATGGCGACAACATTGGGCTAATGATGAAAAAATTGTTATCTTTAATCCATATATGTATAATGAAGATATGACTGTTGATTATATGGCTACTGCTGATATGGCAAGATATTTTATTGCTATGGTAAATGAAGCAATTGAATCAGGAGAAATTGAAGATGGTGAAGATACTGTAAAAATTGAAGCAGTAAAAGCAATTATTTTTGATGGTCTTGATTCATGGTTAGATACTACTAATATGATTGCAAGATTAAATCATATTAAGGGTAAAGACCCAAGAGCAGCAGATAAAGTAAAAATGGTGCCGACACAATGGTATGCAAGAACAGAAGAATATAAAAGATTATTTAAGGCGGCTTGTCAATTAAGATGCCATAAATTCTTTATTACACATATGAAAGAAGTCCATGATGGATTTGATATTGTTGGTCTAAAGCCTGATTGGGAGAAATCTACAACGGCTAAATTATTCCAACACATTGAGTGTAAAATGGAAGAAAGAGGCAAGAACTTTAAGTTGGTAGGACAAGTTAAGAAATCTAAAACTAATGCAGATAATGTAGGTCAATCTTTTACTATTATGGAAAATGATAATGGTAAGATTAAGTGGACAGGTATTCCTGCAATTAGCGAAGGAACTCTTTGAGGATTTAATTCCTCTTTGAAATTATAGGGTTTTGTTAGAGTAATGAATAAAAAAGTGGGCATCACTAACAGGGTTTTCCTCCAACCCTTTATTCCCCCTATGCACATTGGAGATGAAAAAAATGAAATGTAAAGTAAATGGAAAGATATTGAAAGGAAAGATTGAGAGTGTTTTACTAAAAGGTAAATGGAACAATGGCGGAACAAATAAAAATTCTGTACTATGTCCTACTATTGTATTTAGTGTAGATAAAGAAGGTAACAATTGTATATTAACAAATGGTAATCCTTCTACTTATATTACCAACTCATTAGATTTAATTGAGATGGATGAAACTAAATCAGGTAGAGTAGCATTAGATTCAGATATTCTATTGAAATATTTACCTAAAGAAGATTGTATTTTTCAATTGAAAAATAATAATTTGCAATTGGTAACTGAAAAGAAATCTGTATCTTTGCCTATTTTAGATAGACATGAGAATAATGATAGTATATTATTTGTTGAAAAGAATCTAAAGGTAAGTAGAGATACTAAAGAAAAGGTAATTGTAAGTTCAAAAACTCAATTAGAAACAAGAATTAAAGTTAGTTCTGATGAATTATCAGAAGCGTTTTCAGATTGTGAAGCCGTAGGTAATTCAGTTTATAAATTAGATTATGATGGTGAAAGATTAACTATTTCATCTTCTACTAATACTGAATCTGTTTCAGTAAATATAGAGCCTGTTGATTCAATAGGTGTAAAAGCAACGATGGAATTTAGTGCGCCCTTCTTTAAATATTTAGAAGGTAGGACTACTATTCTATCATTTAATGATGAGTCACCACTCTCAGTAATTAGTGGTAATATGAAAATATTAAGAGCACCAAGAATAGAAGCGTGATATTATGAGTAAAAAGAAAAAAGAAGAAAAGCCTAAAATAGAAAAACAAGACCCCCAAGTATTAATACAAAGCCTATTACAAATGATACAGTATATGGCTAACGCTCTAAATTTAGAAGCGGCAGGTGTATTACATAATACCGGTTGGTGTAAAGATTTAATTGCCGATGACGGTTGCCCTGTTTGTAAGATTGAAAAGGAGAGGGAAAACGATGAATTGGTGGAATCAAAAGATAATTGATAAAACCGTTTGTGGCTTTGATGATTGTGATAATTCAATTGTAAATAATTCTTTTGATGGAAACCCTGTAATAAATAAAGACATTTGTGTTTATTGTTATAGAGAAAGAGTCCATAAAAAGGCTATGCAATTGTATAGAAAACAAACAAGAGAAAGATTGGAGGAAGAATTACATGCCAATGTCTGACCATCAAGATTCTGAAAACTTTGCTTATGATAAAACATGGGAACAAATTGAAGCACTTTTAGATGAGGCTGAAAGAGAACAAAATAGAAGATGGGTAGCATTTCAAAAATGCCCACCAACTTTAAGACAACAACATTGGAATAATTATAAAGGATTAGAAGGAGTAATTAATGCTCTTAGATGGGTTCTTGGCGACCTTAAAACGCCAAAAGATAAAGTATTAGGGAGAGATAGATTTGAAAATAGAAGAAAGAGATAGTTTAACTTATGATGATATTAGTATTATACCGAGTATGTCTGATATAAAATCAAGAAGTCATTGTGATACAGCAGTTGGATTCGGCAATTTTAATTTAAATGTGCCATTAATTGCTTCACCAATGGACACAGTTTGCGGTTCAGAAATGTGTATTGAATTAGCAAAACTTGGTGGGATTGGAGTATTGCATAGATTTCAAAATATCAAAGAACAGGTAGCATTATGCTATGATATTGAAGCAGAAGTAAGAGGACAATATATTGCTGCAATTGGTGTAGGCCAAAGAGGTAAAAATAGATTTGATTCTTTAGTAGGTTATACTAATATTCAAGGTGTCTGTATTGATGTAGCACATGGCGACCATGAATTAGTAGGTGAAATGATTTCTTATATTAAAGAAGAATTTGAAGATGTACATGTAATGGCAGGTAATATTGTAACTAAAGGTGCGGCTGAAAGATTAATTGAAGCAGGTGCTGATTCTTTAAGAGTAGGAATAGGTAATGGTTCTATGTGTGAAACAAGAATTAGAGCAGGTGTAGGAGTTCCTCAAGCAACAGCATTATTAGATATTGCATATCATATAAATGAAGTTTTAGACTTAGATGAAATACCATATATTATTGCTGATGGTGGTTGTAAAACAGTAGGAGATATTCCTAAAGCAATTGCTCTTGGTGCTGATGCAGTTATGATAGGTTCTTTATTTGCAGGAACAAAAGAAACTCCTGGAATTATATCTAAAATGGGTCAATGGCCTAATGAACAATTATACAAAAAGTATCAAGGTTCAGCATCTATTGATTCTAAAACAGCAAGGGGTGAAGAAACTAAAAATGTAGAGGGTAATTCTAAAATTACACCATACAAAGGAAAGGTAAGAAGAATAGTTGAAGATATATCTGATGGAATTAAAAGTTCTATGAGTTATGTTGGGGCATATACAATTGCTGATTTCCAAACTAAAGCAAAGTTTTGTAGAGTTACACAAGCAGGACAATTAGAAGCAAAACCACACGGATTATATTAGGTGATAAAATGATAATTAGTGAAGCAAAAAATAATGTAGAATTAAGATGGAGAGATAAAGATAACAGAAGGGTTAATAAAACTATTACTAATTTTAAACCATACTTTTTTATTGAAAGAACAGAACAAATGCCTGAGTATATAGATTCATCAAGTAAGTATGGGGCTAACAGAATAAAGCCTACATATGTATTTGGTGAGTGGAAATCATTGGGTGGTAAAGAATTAACTAAAGTTGTATTTGATACTGTTGGTGATTTTCATAATGGTAAAAAGCATTGGACTATTACATATGAAGCCGACATAGGTTTAGCAAGAAAATATACAAATGACTGTATGGAAGAAATAAAAGAATATAACTTGCGTAAATGGTATCTTGATATTGAAACTCAAGTTGGTGGTAGATATGACGGGCAAATAAATGCTTTGACTTTCTATGATTCTTTTGATGATTACTATTATGTTATGACCCATTTTCCTATTGAACCACTACCATCATATAAAGATGTATTAGTTTATGAAGACGAACAGGATATGTTAGAAGCATTTGTTAAATTTGTAGAAGATAAAGACCCTGACATGATTATAGGTTGGTATGTATTAGGTTTTGATATACCTACTATTCTTAAAAGATTAATTGCTAATGATATTAATCCTAAGAAATTATCACCACATAGAGAAGTTAGAGGCGTTTCTCATAATAGAGTTTATAATATTAATTATGCAAATACTTCACAACCAATAAAAGGTAGAATTACTTATTGTCTTATGACTCGATTTGAAAGATTATGGTTAGATTCTCAAAAAGGAACATTACCTTCTCTTAAATTAGATTATTGTTCAAGAAGATTATTAGGTGAAGATATTGGTAAAGAAAAATCAAATGCTAAGTTTGGTGATGATGAATTTTTCTTGCGTTCTTGGTTAGAAGATACAGAAGTTTTTCTTGAGTATAACCGAGTAGATGTAGAATTGATGGTTAGAATGGATAATGAAATGAATATTACTGAAAATGATATTGCACTTCAACATTTATTCGTATGTCCTTTTGAATGTGTATTTCATAATTCACAAATGGGGGCGGCATATTTTATGCGTCATTCTGATTGGATTGCACCAACAGGTCAAAAAGGTATTAAAACAAAATATGAGGCAGCATTCGTAATGAATCCTGAAGAAGAAGATACTTTTGGATTACATGAAAATGTCGCAGTATTTGATTTTAAATCGCTATATCCAAGCATGATGGCAAGTCGTAATATTTCATGGGAAACAAAATCTAACCATGACAATGCTCACAATGTTTATTTCTCTACACCTAAAAATCTTAGAGAGTGGGAAGGAGAAAACATTAGTGTATCATTTAGAAAAGATAACTTAGGAGTATTACCAAATGCCGTTTTAACACTCATGAAAATGCGTGATGGGTATAAGAAAAATATGCGTGATGCTAAGACTGATGAAGAATATAGAAAATGGGATTCAGCACAAATGGCTACTAAGCGTGGTGTAAATGCTTTGTATGGAGTATTAGCAAAAGATGGTTATGGTTGGGGCGATATGGAAATGGCTCAAGCGATTACCGCTTCAGCAAGAGAAGCCATGAGAAGCGTAGCATTCAAAGCAATAGAGTTAGGCTATGAAGTAATTTACGGTCATACTGATTCTATATTTGTAAAGGTAAAAAATGTTGATGATGCAAAAGGTCTTTGTGTTTTACTAAATCAACATATACAAAATGAAGTTTTCAATGAACATGTAGTTTTAGAATTTGAAAAGTATGCTAAGTCATTTTTCCTATCTATGAAAAAGAATCGCTATTGTGGTTATTTATCTTGGAAAGATAATAAAGATGTAGACGAATTTTTTGTAATGGGATTTGAAATGAAAAAATCTAATGAAACTAAACTTGCAAAAGAAGTGCAATCCAAAATATTACAAATGGTAGCACAAGGTAAATCAGAATCTACTGTTACTAAATATGCAAAGGCTATGTATAAAATAGTAAAGGCAGGTAAATATAAACCGTCTTCTGTTATTAAACAAAGTAGGTTAAGAAAATCATTAGATGAATACGAATCAATCGCTGGCGGTTCTGCTGGTGTATTGTTTTACAATCAAGAAATTGGTGAAATAAAAGAAGGTGATAGTTATTATTATTATACAGTAGATAATAAAGGTATTACTAAATACCCCCGACAGTATGAAACTAAAGGTAGGGTAAGAAATGTAGATTATATTGCATTTAAAAAATTAGACGAAGTTATTAATAACTTTCCGATTAATTGGAGTCGTTTGGCTGAATCTGAAATTAGTAAGAAAGTCAAACTGATATATGAATCTCTAAGGTGGGATTTATCAGCGATAGCCAATGATGGCAGACAAACAACATTAGATAATTGGTGGTAATTTGAGAGAACAAAGTAATATAAAAGAAATAATTAAATTAAAGAAAGAAATGGATAGATTGGAAGAACGATATAATAAAGCGGAAGAAAAGATTGCCAAGTTACAGACAGAAGAAGAAAATCTTTGGGTTAAAACAGGCATTTGTAGTATTTGTATGGAAGCCCCTAAAGATGGCTATACTGAATGGCATCATATTATTTCACAGCATAAATGTAAAAAAGAAGGACTATTACACTTAATTAGTGCAAGGTCTAATGTTGTTGAATTATGTAAAGCATGTCATGATTTAACTACGGCTTCTATGTTAAGAACAAATTTAGAAAACTCTACTTCAAGGGTTTCTAAAGAAAACGCTGATAAAGAACCAACAGAAAATCAAATCAAGTATATCAAAAAACTGGGTGGAGATATACCTGATGACCTTACCCGACAGGGGGCAAGTCAATTAATTGACGAACTAAAAAAAGTGAGTTAAGAATCCTCCCAAATAAAAATTATGAAAAGGTGTTTAGAGTGAGAAAAGAGAATGGAGAATATACATATAAATGGGAAGGAAATATAGATGGAAGTCCACCTATATTGAAAATTACTAAATCTTCTATTGGTAGTTATGGTTTTTGTAATCTTAATTATAAGTATGGATATATTGATGATATAAAACAGAAAACAAGTCCTGCTATGATTAAAGGAACAATTGTGCACAATGCCCAAGAAGATTTTTGGAAAATGGTAAATGTTGATAATGCATTAGAGTTTATAGAAGAACCTATGAAATTACAAAAACATTTCCGTAGTTTATATCCTGAAACAGATAAAGAAGATATTGAAGAATTATATACCTCTATGTCGGCATATAATACTGAAAGATTTATTGAATGTCATCACGAAGAAACACTAAATGAATTTATACCTGTTGGTAATGAAATTATGCTTGATGCAAGATACACTACTGAATCAGGAATAGAAGTACATCTTCAAGGGATTATTGATAGATTATTTTTAGAAGGTGATGGTTATATTCCTATGGAATTAAAAACAGGTGCATGGAAGGATTCTAAGAAAACTATGATGCGTAAAGAAATGGCTTTTTATAAAATACTATTTGAGAATGCTGACCCCGATGAACTTAGAAAGTTAGGCTTAAACCCCGAAACTCCTTTTACTCATTGGGCTTGGTATTATCCAGCAAGTAATTATGTATATGCTGAAAAAGTTTCTAAGCGTTCAGAAACAGCAGTTAAAAACTCTTTTGAAAAATTAATTAATTCTTATATTGAAGAAGAATGGAAAGCATCTTATTTCTATAAGAAATGTATTCATTGTGGACATTATGACCATTGTGAAGCGGCAGATGGAGGAAGTCAAAATGACGATTGGTTCTGATAATGCAGGTCAAGCATTTTATAAAAGTGGTGTTATAGAAGATAAAATAATGGAAAGACAATGGACTCTTAATGATATTATTAACAAAAAAGATACTATATCAGAATTAGCAAGTGAATTATTATCAGATATGGATATAGAAACTAAATACTATATTGTGTGTGATACAGCATTACCTAAAAGTCCAATGTCTTTTGCTAAAGCAATACACAATAGAGCATTTGATATAGTAGAAAATTGGATTACTGCAAAGTTATCTATGTATTTAAAAACAGCAACGGTGAATTTTAATGAAGAAGAACCTATGGAATTACTTGAAGAACACTTGGAAAGAACTGAAACTAAGTTGGAAACAGTTGAAGGAAGTCTTAGTGAAGATGAGAAGGTAATGACTCTAAAAGATAGAATTAGAGCCGATACAAAACAATTAAATAAAGACGAAATGAAAAAGAGAGGAATGGAATGAAAAGAAGGTGTAAAGTTATAGGGTGTAAAGCCCAATTAACTAATCCTGAAAAATTATTTTGTTCAATACATGAATATGTGAAAGGTGAGAATGGTGTATTTTCCGAGAGAAATGTGGGCAGGGAGTCTAAGAAATAAAGCAAGAGAAGCGTCAAGAATAGTAGTAAAGAATGAAGAAGAATACAGAAACTTTATACAAATGTATAATGGTAAAATGAACCTTTTTACATCTGTATATGATTACAAACACTTTACTCCGAATAGAGGATTAGAATATTCTATTATCATTGATAGAATATTTCTTGATTTTGATGCTCACGGTGATGAAGAATCTATGCCTAAGTTATATCAAGATGTATTGAGAATGCATAATTGGTTATTAGAAAAAGACTATAAACATAATATATCTTTTTCTGGTAGAGGTTTTCATATATTTGTATATGGTAATGTAGCAAGAACATTTAGACAAGTTAAAGCATTTTTTAATATCTGTTATGATGTTGTAAATAGAAGTCCTTATCTTGATACAGTTGTTATTAATACGAGTAGACTCAGAAGAATACAAAATACCTTTCACCTAAAAGCGAATCGTTGGTGTATTCCTATTACTCATGAAGATTTACTTGCGGGGTTGCCCACAATATATAAACTGTCAAAAGAAGGTAAAAGAAAAATAAAACCTGTTTATTATGGAAACAAATTAGTTGAATGGCCTGAAGTCAAAAAGATGGAAACAGCAGATATAGAAATTGATAGTGTTGAAAGTCCTGGAGATTTACCAATTTTACCTTGTTTAAAAAATGCTGTTATGTCTGAGAATCCTAATCATAGAGCAAGGGTTCTTTTAGTACAATGGTATAATGAGTTTTTATCTGAATTAATGGTAGTAAAAGATAATTTAGATTGTAGACCAAGAGATATTACAGGTAATGCTTTAGAAGATATTAAAGCGATAATTGAAAATGAAATCAAAACCATAGCATCTAACGAAGATACATGGATAGATTATGATTCAAATGAAACAAGAAAGCATGTAAGATTTATTGTTGATGGTAGGTATATGTCGCCTCATTGTAACACTCTTATTGAAGAAGGACTTTGTATAGGTAAATGTTGGAGGTATGGTCATGATAATAATAGATAGTAGAGAAGATTCACAATTAAGTAGAACATTAGAAACAATAGCAAAAAAAGCAAAAATTAAAACAGAAAAGAAATGGTTAGAGATTGGAGATTATATTGTAGGCGATTGTTGTATAGAAGCAAAATCAGCCGCAGACTTTTTACAATCTGTAAGAAATAAAAGAATATTTAATCAATTAGATAATATGGATAGAACATATAACAAAAATATAATATTAATATACGGAACATTAGACGATGCATTAGAATATTTACATAGAACAAATTACAATTCAATGAGTTGGAGAACTAAACTAAAGAAAATGTTTGTAGGGGCTATCACTTCAATAGCATTACATACAGATGTTAAACCAATATGGGTAGATAGTTATAGAACTGCGGCTCATCTAATATTAGCAACAACAGAACATATAGATAAAAAATTAATTATACACAAAGAATTACCAAAGAAAATAAGAACAGATGATGTAAGAGTAGATGTGCTATCTGAAATAAAGGGTGTTTCAGTAGAAAAAGCAAAAGCCCTATTAAAGTCCTTTGGAAGTATTGTAGAAATATCAATGGCTGATATTCAGGATATAACTAAGATAAAAGGAATTGGTAATAAAACTGCATACCATATTCTAAAGGCATTAAATTCAGAAAATGAGGTGAGATATTAATGGCAGAAGATTTAAATGTAGACGAATGGGAATTATATGAAGCGATGATTAAAGTTACTGATGATAGTAGTTTAGAAGTTATACGCTCAAGAAAAATTGAATTACCTAAAGATGTTATTAGATGGAAGAATGTAGTTGGTGAGTTTTCATTATATAATGATTATTCAGCAACAATGTCCTACTTTGTATCTTTAGGACAGATATTAAAGGATGTAGTAAGAGTTCCAATAGGTAGATTAGCGTTAGACCCAAGAATACACTATTGTTGGATTCAAACTTCAAGAAGTGGAAAGACAACAATGTTTGATTTCTTATGTCCTGTATGGGAAAGAACCTTTGAATTAATCAATTCTTATCCAACAACAAGAAACAATTTACCACTATCAGGAGTTAAACAATTTACACTAAACAATCCTGATAGTTTTACTGACCAAGCGTTATTAGGTACTATGAAGATGAATGTTCCTAATCCTGATTATAATAGACAAGATGCAAGAGAAGATGATGATTATGATATACCTGAATTTGAAGATAAAACAATTTATGGTAGTCTTTACGGTTCTGGTATTATTGCTTTTGATGAGTTTGAACATTCTGGTATATTCAAAGAATCACAACATAAGCAAGAAACCGTTATGTTATTTCAAAAGTTTATGAATCGCTTAGATTCAAAGAGTCATCTAATTAAGAAAAGACTAACTGAGTGGGGTAAAGATTTAGTGGTTGATTCACAAAGAAGTTTGTGGGCTACAACATTACCACCTGAAGGATTAGAAAAAGTTATTTTGACAAAAGGTGTATTTCAGCGAATGTGGCTTTATGTCCGAGATGTTCCTGAATCTTTAAGAGCACAAATGGAAGAAGATTATATTGACATGGTTGGGGAAATTTTAGAAGATGAAGATGGTTCGGCAGTTTATCATGAAGAATTTTCTGAGATGCTTTACAATACTTATAGATGGGTTCAAGAAAGATTAGAAGCAGTAGAAGGAGATAAAAGAAAAGTTGTTGTGTGGACTGAAGATGGACAAAAAGCATTAAAGAATGTATGGCGAGGTATGAAAAAATATATGAATACTTTTGATGATTCTATATACGAAGCGTTAAATACCTTCCTTATGAACATGATTAATAACATATGTATTGCGGCCGCTTTATGTGCAATTTCAGAAAGAAGTCCAAAGATAACTGCTAAACATATTAAACAAGGGAGGCAATTAACAGACGAATCTTTTGACTCAATTACAAGTTGGTTCACAGAAAAACTAAAGAAAAGACCAAAGAGATTCTCGGATAAGAATAATGAGAAGATGTATATTGCTGCTTATAACTCAACAAACCCCAAAGTTAAAGTTAATGGTACTAATGGTTGGGTAGATAAGAAGTTGATGATTGAATCTTTCAGAAAAAATGAACAATGTGGAAGGAATAAATTTTATCGTCATTGGCAAAGTGTAAAACATATTTTTGAAGAAGTGCGAAAAACACAGACATATGTAAAATTAAAGGTGGAAAAAAATGAATAATATTTTATCGTTTGATATAGAAACAAAAAATTTAAGTTACGAGATTGGTGGTTGGGGTAACACCCATTTATTTAAAGTTGCGTGTGTTACAACATGGGATGGAAATAAGGGAGTTATCTATGTAGATGAACCATTAAGTGAACTAAAAAAAGGGACAGATGTAGAAATCAAATCATTAAGAGAACTTAAGTTTGATTTAGATGACCATTTTCAAAAAGGAGGTATTTTATTAGGGCATAATATTAATGCTTTTGATTTACCTGTGCTTAGAGATTCTATGGATATTTATATTGTAAGGAAATATTTAGAAGATAAATCAAATAGATGTATAGATACAAGTGCGTATTTAGTAAAAGAACATGGTAAAAGAATTCACTTAGATAATTTAGTAAAATGTAGTATAGGTGACCAAAAAAATATGAGTAGTATTGATTCTGTTGTAAAATGGAAAGCAGGAGAATACGATGAAGTGGTAGATTATTGTCTAAAAGATTCACAATTAACATATGATTTGTGGAAATATGGACAAGAAAATGGTATAGTAAAATACTTTGATGAAGTAGAAAATGTATTTACCGAGTTGCAGGTAAATTGGTAGTGCCTTTTATGCGCTTTATGGCGATATGTAAATTGAAAAAGTGGTAAGTCACTCTAAAGCCGAAGAAAAAGAATTATTACCAAAAGAAAAATTAGGGGTGTAGTCGTGTAAAATCGGCTATGCCCCGCTTTTTTTGCAAAATTTTTAAAAATTTCATTTTTTGTAATTTTTTATTTTAGCGTTTTTGAATTTTTTATAGCCAAAAAAACCCAATCCGCCCCAAAATAATATTTCTAATATTATCAAAATTGCTATTTGATAACCACTAACACAATAATTAACTAAACAGTATTCCATATTAATCACGAAAAATTTATTTTAAAATAAAATGTGTCTGTTGCTATTGCATTACTATTTCCTGCGATAACATCGGAATCTACATTTGTTGTGAATCCCGTACCATTATGTGTTATTTTTATAATAGCGAATCCCGCTGTTCCTGTATTATTTGTATTTATAGTAAATCCTGCAAAATTACTATTGGTGTTGACGGGATTAGGAGGCGTAGATAAATTATTATTTGCATCAACAAGAATCGAAAAAGTAACTGTTAATGGAGAGGTACTATTATTAGGCATATATGCACCAAAATCTATATTATAATGACTTGTTCCACTTGGTAGATTACTTCCCGCAATTAATGTAACTTCTCCATCATATTGATGAAAAGCACCCCCGTTAAAATTAGTAGCCCCTTGTATTCCTGTTGCTACATAATCTTCAACATCTATTGATGACCAAACAGTAGTACCACCTGAAGGATTAGATAAAGAAACATTATTAGAACTACCATTTGAAAAAATCTCTCTTATATCCAACTTTGCTTGAGAATGAGGAATATTAAAACCTGACTTTGCAGCCCCAGCACCTACTATGGTATTAACTAAATTTGGCGAAGCACCACCACCACCACCACTACCTGCTAATCTTTTCTTTTTGGCTTTTACACCCTTTCTAATCAATTGCATATGTATATCCATAATCAACCAACCTTTAGCCATTCAGTAGCAGTTATTTTAAGATAAGTAGCCATATCAAAAGCGGCTAAAGCATCGCTTGTAGAAGTTGTTGCAGTAGCCGTTCTAATTACATCAGCAGGAGTTGTAGTACCAGCAGCATTAAGATGTCCACCAGCAGATAAAGAACAGGCTTGAACTGTACATGCTTGTTGTGCATAAATAAAGAATGATGTTCCTAATTTACAATTATGGGGTAACATGACAACACCTGAACCTGCATTCATTATAATAGTGCTACCTGATTGACTTTGACCTAAAATAGTATTTGCTGTATTAGTAGATACCTTAGCATTCAAATTATTAGAAGTAGAACCAATTACTTTCCAAAATGCTAACTCTTGATTATAACCTGTACTGTTAAAATATTCTCCGTGAAATTGGTCTACTTCATAATTTGGTTCTTCTTCTGATGCGTTTCTAACTGCCTGTATAGTTATAGATTCATTAGGTCTAATTAATAGTGCTGATTCTGCACCTGCAAGCGTTGGAAATGCGTATAAAGGATTACCATCAATAGAAGGTATTCCGCCTACATGATGAGTATTGGCAATACAATTTGTTAAATTAACAGTATGAGCATTATATGTTGTACCTGTATTATCAACAGCATCAAACCCTTTATGCCAGCATTGTTGAATTTTAATACCATGTGGCAATTCAGGATTATCAACACAAAATACAAACATAGGTACATTTGCTATATTGGATAAAGTTAATCTTCTACCTGTAAATGACATTGGTTTTGCTAAGTGTACAAATGCACCACCACCTAACAACCCATTAGTAGGATTAGATGTTTTTCCTTCTAACATTGTTGTATAAGTAGCATGGGCTGAATTACCTGCTGCAATAAATTCTTGATGTAAGATTTGATTTTTAGCCTCTATACCAATGTAAATTACTTCAGCAGTATTAGGGCTAATCATTTGCGAAGGGTCAAGGGCTAATTGTATAGTAGACCTTGCAGAAATTGTTGTTCCAGCACCTGTTTCATTTAATTTGTAAAGTTTTATTCTTGATGCATTATATGTTCCTAAGTTACCGATTGTATTATCAGCAGCAATATTTAACCCTTGACTAAAAGTTACAGCCGTAGGGGCAGTATTAAATGTTACAGAACCTCCCGTTACAACAAGACTATTAGCAAGAGTCAAATGACCTGCTTCTGTTAATGTAGCAATTGTAGTATTAGTATTATTTACAAAGGTAAAAGTTTGTGTTGTTTCATCATTATCACTATCTATTTTGAAAGAGATATTACCATCTGATTTAATTGTTAAATCACCATCAGTCGGTCCAATTAAATCTCCACCACTTACTGTTAAATCCCCTCCTATTACTACATTATCATCGGTGTCCATTGTAATTGTGCTTCCTGAGTCTGATGCTTTGATAATATTGCTTCCCACAGTTAAACTACCTGCAATTGACAAATCTCCATTACCATCAATTGAACCTTTAGAAGCACCACCATATTTAACATCCAATACGGGATTAGTAATTGTACCATCTTGTCCTTCAATAACTGCACCTGCTTCTCCCCCTGTATTTTTAACATGGAGAATAGGTTTAGAACCTTCACCTCTTTCCATTTGTATTGCGCCTACATTTGTAGAACCATAAAAAGAAATATCTGTTCCGCTAATACTTACTATTTCAGTACCTGCCGTATTATATATTTTGTCAATAGATTCTGAAAAGGTAGATTTATCATACCCATATAATTGTACATGTCTATCTTCTGCATTTGGACTTGAACCACCAACAACCTTTACTAATGCAACGGGTACATCATTAGGCTCTAAATCAGGAACAACGGGAGTAGTAGAATTATTACCTGTTCTAACTGCTAATGCCGTACCCGATATTACAATTAAATCATATCTATCATTTGCACCATTAGGATTAGATGCTAATTCAACCGCATTAGGTGTTCCTTGATATATTCTACCATCTCTCATATATTTTATATTGCCACTAAAACCAAATTGGGTTCTTGTACTACCTGCTGTTTGTTGAAACTGTGCGGAAAGATAATCCGCAACAAAGTTTCCTTTATTTGCTTTTGTTATAACTTTGATAAGACCGCTATGAAGGTGGTCTACTCCGTCTGTTAATCCATCTGAACTTGCCGCACTAAGGGAAGTTATTTTATCTGTTCCTGTATAATTTACCATTTTAATCTACCTCTAATGTAAAAACTATTTCTATTGATTCTGATGCTGTAAATGGGCCAAGCGCATTAAAATTAACTCTACCTAACATAATACCAGCCCCATCAAAAACACCTACTTCTTTAATTGTTTGACCTGCTATTGTTGCCCCTGCAAAAGTCGCTACAAAATCTAATGCTGATTGTCCTGTACTAACCTTTGTAGCAGTTGTACTTGCTAATGGAGAATCTAAATCAGTAGCCATAGGATTTGTAGTATCTCCCCCTGTTCCTATTTTCATTGTAGTAAATTGAGCACTAATTAAATCTCTAATTTTTGCTTTGCCTGCTTCTGTTATCATTTTATCACACCGTTAAATCTTCATCTAATATTACTTCAGGGGTGGCTAATGTAGTAGCAACAAATCCTATATTACTGTTAAATCCTATTAGGTTATTAAAACCTATTGTAGTATTAGCACCTAAAGTAGTAGTGCTTTTTGTCACTTTTAATTTCATAGGTTTAATAATTGGTTCTATACCTTCTGTAATAGGTGCAGTTTTATCAGCATACCTATCCCCTCTTATTTGTCCATCTATCTCTTGATTTTTAATTATTATATCTGTATATTGTGAAGCCATATTTTTACTATATCTCCCAACAATAACTTTAGGTAATTGTCCAAAAATATTTTGTATTTCTAATACTTGATAAAAACCAATAGGTATTTTTTGTGATGGATAATCTAAAGTAATAATATGTCCAGGTTTTAAATATGGTATTTTAGTTTTTGAAATACTAAACTTAACTTGTGAATTTAATGAATTAATAGTTTCAAGTTCTGATAAAGCCCTATCACTTGCAGCCTTCTGTGTTTTGATAGTTAGGTCTGTTATTTCTTTAGATATTGTTCTGCCTATTTCTTTAATAGATTTTCTATCTCTTGCTACACCTTTTACTGCATCACCAAATACAGTAATATTGTTGAAGAAATCAAAAGTAGATTTGATTCTTTCTATATTACTAACTTGACTGTCAATATCATTTTCTGACAGCACCACATCAGTTTGCCAAATATTAGGTATAGAATCAATACTTTTAATATCTCTACCATCAATATACAATCTTTTATTTTTATAACTTAATAATTTATTAATTACATAAAAAGCGTTATTACCTTGATAATTATTACCTATAAAATACAAATCGGTATTAGTATCATATTGCGGAGTATATTGCACATTATTATTTTCTAATATACTATTTACTGTTTCATCTACTTCTTCTACTATATCTACCGTACTTCCTATATTACATCTTTTAGTGGTATTACTTGCAGGACTTCTAAAAGTTGTTATTGTAAATGCTTCACCTATGGAAACAATACCCTTTAGATTAACCATGCTTCCAGAAAATATAATTCTATCACGGTCTGTAAATGAACCTGAACCCGTAAATAATAAATCTTTTTGAACATCTTTTATACCGTCTGTTAATAAACAATAATAAGACCTGTCTTTTATAAAAGTATTATTACTACCATCAACAGTTGCAAAACTATTTTTTACTCTTTTAACAACATAATCTGAATTAGGTTTTCCATCTACATCTAACCCTACATACATAGATAATACTGCTTCATTAGATTCGGTTAATACAGTACTCGGTGAACCTCTTATTGGGAAAATATTTGAATTACCTATAACTGTATAACATTTTTTCTCAGCAGGCATACGAGTAAATCTATTACTCATTCTATACATTTCAACATCATTAGGTGTAAATTCAAAAGTACAATCTTTTGCGATTCTCATAACTCTATAAATTTTAGATAGTTGATGGCTACCACTACTATAAGGTACATTATCTATTTCTAAATAATGATTGACTAATGTTCCCGTATGACTAATTTTATGACTAATAATTTGATGTATATGTTCTGGTTCTCCCTCTTGTATTTTACCTCTATCACTATCATTTTGAAGTGTAACTTCACCTGAATGGCGAGGCGTTTCTGAAACCAAATAATGACCCGTCAAATCATTTACAAATTGAATCCAATGGTTTAATCTTGTAAATGCATTATGTGTAGTAGAATTAAGGATTCCATCATTAGTTGCTGAACCAATATCTGATTGTGTAATTTTAATTACTGCTCTACCATTTGTTGTAGAACCGTTAGCATTAACAGTTAAACTTCCACTTGTTTGAGATAAATTATCTAATTCTATAACTGATATATTATCTGCAAGAAGACTTAGATTAAATTTAAAAAATATTTCAGCCCCGTATATTTGGTCTGAATGTTCTAATAAATTATCTCCATCTTCATCCATTACTGTTGCACCACCTGTTGATGATAAAAATCTAAAATCATTTACTCCTTCAGAACCATATGCTGTACTTCCTGTCCAACCATATGTAGTTCTATTATCATATACTATATTTTTAAAATCATAAGCATAAAATATAGAAGGAAATACACTTCGACTATCTGTTAAACAAAAAGATAAATGTAAGTTCGGTATTGTTGCCCCATCAAATATTTCTTCTTTGTTAAGAGTTGTCTGTTCAATATAATTATCTGAACTATCATATCTATAACCTACTTTTGAATGGTCGTGTCCTCTTAACGCTTTTATAATACAAGTAGTATCTGTATATAAATGACTTGGTGCATAACCAATAGGTCTATTATTAGCAGTTGCTTGAGTGTCACCCCATTGAGCAAGTGCATCAAATACCCTTGAATATTCTTTTCGAGTAGTTCCTGTACCACTTCTTGTTGATATATCACTTGTATCAAAAGTAAAACCAACAGTAGAAGTTGGGGTACCAAATTTTAATGCATTTGTTGTAATTGCTTCGTATAAATTATTTCTTGCAGGTGAGTTATATTGTAAATGGAAAGGAATAAATAAATGAAAACCTTTTTGTTTTTCAGCAGCAGTTTGAGTAGTAATTGTTGTACCTTCTAAATACCCTTTATAATATTCATCATCATCTTGAATTCCTCCTAAGATTGTAGTATAGTTAAAGAAATAATTTTCTACTGTTCCCGAAGACCATAGTAAAGTATTAGGTTGATAACTTCCTTCATTTGTACTAATTGTTCCTGCATTTCTTGATTGAGGTTTTATAGTTTGAGATTCAGAAGCAATTTTAGGTTTTCCTGTATAGTCGCATCTTTTAACAGCAGTTCCATAAATAACATTTTCTAAATTTGTTCCATTTGCTTCTGCATGATTTAAATAAATTCTATGTTCGGTAGTTAAATCAGCACCTGTAAGAGTAATAATAATATCTTGTGAAGAACCAATAGCAGAACCAGCAATAGTAACAGTATTTCCTGCTTCATAAAATGCACCTTTATGATGAACATTTTTTCCTGAAAATACACTACTCGCTGCTTCATGAAATATTATAGATGATATTGTTGTTGCATTATCTACTATAATATCACATCTAAATCCTATTGCCCTATTAGTATTATTAGTTGTTGTTGCTACATTTGTATATGTACCAGCAGTTGCACCAGCAGGTGCTTGAGTAATTCTTGATACTAATTGAGTTGCTAATATTCCTGTAACTGTATGAAATGCCCCTTGTACAAAATTAGAAGAACCCGAATTTGCTAATCTATAACCACCGTTAATATGTGTTGTTGCTAAAAGATGAGATTGATATGTACCAAATAAGTTAGTAATACCAGAATTAAAGTTATTAAAATCTGTATATAAATATACAAAGTCTAATGTTGGTGTTGTAGTAGGTCCATTTGTTGTAATATAATATGGTATAGCAAGACCATTATGAGCACCTGTATCACTATATGATGAAGTTGGTGAACCACCATCTATACTAAATCCTGTTATATTAGGGTTGCCCTTAGTTGAAGAAAATACATCAAGTTGAGCATTATTATGTTCTATTAAATCACCTAAAGGTTGTAAATATGAATATCCTCTTTTTCTATTTTTACTTATATCAGGTAAATTTTCATAATCTACTTCATTAAAATGCCAATCATATGTAACTTCTATTAGTCTTGCTAATCCCATTCTTTTTAATTCAGAAGTATTTTTATCAGAACCATGTATAGGTAATATTTCGTAACTTGAATCTGATTCTACTGTATCTGATATTCTTCCTTTATAATTACTATGCGCTATACTTGATTCTGTTTGTGTACCTTTTGTTTTAAAAGTAATAGCATAGTTAGACAAATCTCTATTAATAAACCCTATACTGTTTGTTCTTTTATAACTATCAGGGTATATATCTCCCGTTGAGAATAAATAAAAGTTTTCTATGCTTTTATCAAATGCTTCATAATTTTCTCTATAACTATAAATTGTATTAGCGGTGTTTGCTGTTATACCATCAGGAAAACCTATTCTTTGAGATACTTTAGGATAATAACTTGTTAAACTATTTTCTTTATATGCAAAGGAAGGACTTAATACTGCACCCCATTCAGGCGGTTGATTTTTAATATCAGTAGGCATTTTAAGAATATCCCAAAATCTTGTACCCTCTATATTATGAAATCCTTCTCTACCTTCAGGTGAATTTTGTTTTAACCATATATCTGTTATTACAGATTGATAATCCCATGCTCTAACTGTACCATCATATTCTACTCTAACTGCTGAAGCATAACCTGTAATTTGAGATTTATTACCATACATGTTATTTAATTCTCTATTAGTACTACTATACTTAACATCCCAAACTCTATCTAAATATGCATTATTCCAAATCAAAGAACTTTCTGAATCCTGAAGACCAATATATCTCCATATAAAAGTTCCATAATTATCTTCAAATCTATAATCAATACCATCTGTATTTATAGGGTCATCAATATACCCTGGATTTGTAAAGGTTTTAGATGCACCATTATTATTAGTTTCACTACTTAGATAATGTAAAAATCCACCATTAGATAGACCTTGTGTATTTACAAAATATATACCTTGAGAGTTTGTCAAAGTTGTATCTAATGTATTATCAGCAGTTTTCGCTAAAACAACAGGGAAGATAGGTGCTAAAGTAATAAGAGATAGTCTATTTTCTAATGCTTCTATTTTCAAAACACCCATTTCAGTTGTGCTACTAATTGTATCATAATTTTGTATAGTATTTTCGGCAATATCTGTGGATATATTAAATCTATAATCAGGTAAATTAGCACTTATTTCATTACCCTTTATATTAGAAATAGGAAATCCTTGTGAAAATTGAGAATCATTAACTTTAAAATCTACTAAAAATTCTTCTAAAGCCCCTGTTGCAAGGTTAATTTTTTCACCATCAACAAATATTAAACCTTTATTTGAACACCCTTCTAATGAAGTAGGTCTGGTACTATTTGATAAATTAGCAGATAAAGCCTTACCTAATGCGGTAGATTTTTTACTAATTTTTAAGTTATCTGCACCGTAGGTTTGATTCTTAGAAGAATAATTTGTTGCTTCTGTTAAAGTAATATCATATCCAAAGTTAGGGTCGGGAATACTTACTCTTGATGAACCATTCCAATATGTACCTGTTACTGCTGTTTCTGCTGATACACTTTGTACTATACCTACTAATCTACATTTACCATTAATATTACAAAATAATGTATCTCCTGCTTTTATTTCTGGTGTAGAACCTAAAGCGTTTGAACTAAATATACTAACTACTGTATCTCCATAATCAAAGTCTTTTATATTTACTGCGCCTCCATCAAATGTTAAAGAAGTTAAATCATTAACAGGATTATTTGTACTATAAATATAATCTGATGTATGAGTAAAGTTATCATTAACTACAATATCCAATACTTTAGAAACTTCATCTCTACCTGTTATTTTATACTTTAACACTCCACCTTCTAAAGAATCTTCCATATATTCTATATTACCTTCAAATATTTTATTATCAAAAATAGCATTACCATTAATATATTCATATAAATTAGGAACATTTTTTACTGTAAAACTACCCCTAACTTTAGTTTTAATTTGATAACAATCATAAGTATTATACAATGGTCTAACATATTTTAAATTATTATCACCATATTGTATAGGTATTCTAAAACCTGTTAAATCTTTATCTCTAATAAATAATTCTGTATTAGATAAAAACGAATCTGCAATTTGTATTGTATTACCATCTCTTAGTAAATTAGTACCATCCCAAATAGTATCAATATTAAAATTATTCATAAACAAATTTGTTCTTCCATTATAACTATAAACAAATGCTGTTGCATTTACAATGGGGTCTAATGACCAATCACCTGTACACTCTTGCCAAACACCTTGAGTTAATATATTTCTTCTATGTGTAATTGTTAAAACCTGTTCAAAACCATCTGTTCCTTGAACTGGGGCTGAATTAAAATCTCCAACAAATATATGATTTCCCACTCTTAATTTATTTAAATTGTCACTATGAGCAGAACCATCAGGGTTTAATGCTGCAACATCAGAACTTCCCCATATTGTTCTTAAATCTTGAGTTGAATTTAAACCTTTAATTGTTAAACTCCAACCCGTTGTACTTGAGTTAGCATTACCCATTAAAGGAATACTCATTCTTCCTTCATACTCAAGTTCATCTATTTCTTCTCTTAAACTTATTTTATCATACTCTTTAAGTTTTAAATCTACTAATCTATTAGGGTCGGGTATATTTACTTCAACATAATTACCTACATTTACTATTGATTCATAAATATCTATATTTGATACTTGAGGTATTACATTATTTTTAGTATCTGAGTTTTCATATTCAATATATCTTTTAATATCTGAATCATAAGATTCTTTACTTAGACCTGTTGAATGGTGTCCATCTCTATTAATATTTTTAAAACATTTATCCCATTCACCTAAACTTGAATCATAACTATCCATAAAGTTATTTGTACTCCATGTTGAAGCAGCACCACCACCAACAATTTTTTGTTGTATTACCCCTCCTATTTGTCTTAAATTATCATCAGCAATTTTTAAACTATCTGTTATTAAACCAAATTGACTATATCTTGATTTATCTTTAATAAAATTACCATGAACAGCAGTAGTTTTAAAACAAATAGATGAACCATGTTTATGTAAATCAGGGGTAGTTAAATGAAATAAACTATGAGCAGTTGCTTGCTTTTTACCAAAATCAAAAGTTAAATTACCACCACTAATATGTGCTGAAGTTTTAGTAACTTTATATTTTGTATCTCCTAATAATTTATTAACATCACATCTATCTTCATAAAAATAAAATGTTGGCCTACTAACTTCTACATATGTATCATGTCTTTCATCACTTGTAGTAGAATCACCTAATAACCCATAACCTACTGCTACTATATGTGTATCAGTTGAATCTGGACCTTTGTATATACTAATTTTAGTGCCTTTTGGAACTTCTTTATGATATGCAGGTTCAAAATCAAAACCATCTCCTAATACTTCATAAGTATGCAATTCTGTAATCTTAGCAATATGATGATTTAATGGGTCATCAGCATTTATTATAACAAAATAATCACTTGTAGTATCTAAAGCAGAACCACTAACAATAGTAGATAAAGCACTTTGTCCTTCTAAACAAATTCTATTTCCTCTTGTTGCTGCGCTTACTTCTAAATAACTTTCAAGTGTATTATTAAAAGGATAAATTCTATTTAATACAGAATTAGTAGATGTCCCACCACCACTCCATTGAATATTTCTAACTTCAAAAACACTTGAAGCATTACTTGATAATGGTGTATCAGGTGAATTATGTATTTCATAACAATTTATACTTTTACCAACATATGTATTTTTAGTAATTATTCTTGGGTTTTGGCTTACATTAATAAAAGCACTTCTAATATTAGTAGTTGCGGTATCATCATATGTTCCTGAAGTATGAGGCCATGTAGATGCAGGGCTAAGAAGTGGAACACCTATATTCAAGGGAATAATTGTTGAATTATATTCTACATCAACCATTATCTTTCCCCTCACTAAAATCATAATAAAGCATAATACTTTCAAACGGTGCTACTGTATTAAATATCTGACTATAATTTGTTGTATATGTATTGGTAAATAATATACTTTCTATCTCTCCCATAAATTGCGTTTTACGATTATTGGGATATGATAGGGTTGGATTCTGCCCAATATATACATCAGTATTATCTAAAGAAAAACTACCTGCGGTTGCCCCATGTGTCGTAGTAGCGACTTCTAAACCATTTACAAAGATACTCATTCTTCTTGTGGCTTGTTCATAACCGATAGCAATATGTGTGCTACTGTGAATATACATCGGCTCACGCTCAACAGGAACATATACTTTTGCTCTATCTCTAAATGTAGGTATTGGTGAACCTTCGGGAAGTGGATGAAATGCTATTGAGTGATGTGTAAAAATACCGCCTTTAGGAATAACCAGCATTACTTTACCTAATAATATACCATCTTCCGTGTACATTTCAGAACCAATAGGTATAGAATTTATTGGTGTTGGTTGATTGCCCGTAGGGTCATATATTACAACTGCCGATTGATTTGTATTTGTATCAAATAGTGAAGTTGGGTTTGATGATGGGGTATATTTTATTTCCCAACCTTCTGTATATTCATTACCTACATGAAAGAAAGGTGGCTGACCTGCCTCTTTTCCTACTATTTTATATCTATCATATACAAATTGTGTATGGTAGTCATCAAATAATGTAACTGTTGTACCATCGGGTCTAACTTGATTTCTTTCTTTAGATACATCTGAGTAATGATATTTTCTACTTGTAAATACATTACCTGATTCTAATACTGTTTCTGTACCATTTACTGTTAATTTAAATTGTACTTTATATTCAGCAGGATTATTTTGATTATATGTAGTAGTATTAACTAAATTTAGAGTAATATTTGTATTATGAAATAAACACATTGAATGAGTATATCTTTCCGTATTAGGTAAATATTTTTGGTCTTGATTATCTGTATATACAAAACCAAAGTGATTAACATTATCTGCAATAGAAGGCATAGTTTTTTTATTTGATATATTACCTGCACCACCATTTGATACTAAATCAGGATTAGTTTGTTGTGTATTATCTCCATAACCATTTACATCATATGGTTTTACAACAAATTGACCTGTAAAAGAACCATCAATAGACCACAAACCATTATTTGTATTCATATTATGCTTTCCATATTCTAAATGAATATGTCCTACGCACATTGTAGGAAATACTAAACATTTTCCCTCATCAACATAAGCACTCATTGTCATAAATATACTCTCCTTAAATTACGAATGCTACCTCAAAATCTAATGTAAAAGTAAGATATGGAATACCTGCTGTAACTTGAGAATTAAAACTTCTAATAAATCCTCTAAGTCCTGATACTTCCTCCGTATCTTGTAAAGGTTTAGGAAAGTTAGAATGGTCGGGTATAGAACCAAATATTGTACCTTTATTATCTTGATTTCTTGTTTTATATGTAAAAGGTATTAATGGTAAATGTTCAACGGGTGTTAATGCACCACCTGATGCTTCAGATAACCCTGTATGATATTCAAACTGATGATTAACTCTACTTGGTACTAATATAATTAACTCATTCATAGATTGATGTTTTTGAAATCCTGAAGAATCAACATAAGAATGCAATAATTGTGCTATTTCAAATGCTGTCATTTCAACAGTTGGATTTGCTGGTTCTGTACCTTCTACATCATCAAAAGATTTACTTATCACTTGATTAGTTATAATACCTGATAAACTAATTGCTTTATTAGCCATACCTAAATCCATTCCTATTGTTTGAGATTCACCTGTAACTACACCTACACCCGGAATTGGAATAGATGGAATTGTTCTTGAAGTAGTAATATTTACACTTTCACATTTTAAACCAATTCTATTAGTTTCAAAATTCTTTCCTGTATGGTCATCATTTCTTGCTTTTAAATTTAAAAAAACATGATGTAAAGGTTTGCTACTATCTGCACTTGACATAGCATCTGTTAAATATTCAGTATTGTATATTGTCATTTTAATCACCTATAAATTCCTGTTGGGCTTGTTCTTTGCATTTCTAATGAAATTTTTCTACTTAGTTTATTTGCTATATCATTTAATTCTGTATCTGATGCGCCTAATCTTCCATTTACATTTACTGTAATATTATTTGTCATACCGCCTAATTGATTATTAGGTGTAACATAATTTCCCGCCTTTAAATTAACTATTTCAGGTCCTCTTTCTCCTACTAAATAACTTCCTGATTTATTTACCATACCACCATTAGCCATAGCACCATCAAGTCCTACAAGTCCTAATAACCAATTTTTAACTTTAGCACCAAAGAGAAGAGAAGCAAAACCAGCAACAATAGCAGCAGGTAGACTAAAAGGTAGTGCCATCATAAATATTTTTATAGCACCAGCGAGAAGAACTAAATCATATACTGCTGATGCTATACTATCAAATTTATCTACTCCTTCTTTAAAATAATGTCCAAATAAACCCTCAAAGAACAATGTAACTAATCCCCATAATATATCCACAAAGAATAGTTCAATAAATGCTATAAATAAATCTTTTAAAGCATATAGTATTGTTTGTAAAGCAGCCCACGCTTCACCACTATTACCATTAAATAAAGCACCGATAAATGCTATCGTAGCACCAAATAAATCACCAATAACAATAAATATTTCAATAATACCTTGATATATATTAAATAAAAATCTACCAGCCACAGAAATAAAATTACTTACCATATCAAAGAAACCTGCTTCTTTTAAAGCCATTAAACCAAATATTAATAGTGGAATCCACATAAACATACCTCTTAACATTCTCATCGCTAATCTTGCAAATCCTTTAAACATTTCTTGAGCCTTAGCCATTTTATCTTTCATTGTAGGATGGTCTTTATGAAATTTAGCCATTCCTCTAAATATACCTGTAATTAAATTACCACCTGGAATTTTATCTAAAAATCCTGTAACTTTTCCAATCATTTTTTTCATAAATTTTTGTTGTGGTGGGTCTTGTATAATTTTACCACCGTCTTGCATAGAAACAGTAATACCTTCATTAGTTAATTTACTAAATGCATTAGTTATTTCTGTTTGTGCATTTGTTATTTCATCAATAAATTTTCCTTCGCCCGAAGCCTTTTCTTGCTCTTGTAGTCTTATCAAATCTTCTTTAATTTTTAGTTCTTCTTTTAAATCTTCTATTCTTTCAGAATAATTATCAATACCATATATAGCCATTAGTTGTTGTTTTTCTTCTAATTCTATTTTTTCTTGTTCTAATGCAATTTGTTCATTTACAGATTGTGCTATTTTGTCATCATTTTCTTCTCGTAGTTTAGCCAAATCTTTTTCTAATTTTTCTTTTTGACCATGAGAATCTATATATTGCATAAATGTTCTTTGCTGTTCATCTGTTATAGCATTAAACCTTCTAAGTTGTTCATCAGACGATTGTGCATCTATCGTACCAAATATTATATTTCTATATGACTGTCCTTGTTTTAATAAATTTTTAAAGTTTTTAACTCTATTATTTAGCATATCTTTATCAGTTAATGCTAATTTTGCAGATGCATTCTCTATTCTATTTTGCATTTCTTCTAATGCTTTAGTTGGACCCATAATTTGTTCTAAATATTTATACTGTTCCGATTTGTAAAATGTAACTCTTTCTTCTGATGTTGCAGTATCATTGATAACTTTCTGAAGTAATTTTTCTGCTGCATCAATATCCTTTTTTAATTTAACCTGCTTTGCTAATCTTTTAATTGCTTTATTTTCACTTTCAGCAATTGCTTCAGCCCTTTTATCTTGAAATTGTAAAAAGTTAGAAATAGCACGAACCCTATTCTGTATTCTCCAAAAACCTGTTCCTGAAGTTAAACGGGAAATAACTGTCCAAGCATTACCAGCAGCAGTACCTGATTTAGATAATTCTAAGAAAGTTTCTCTTAGTTTGTTTGATGTAGTAGCCGCATCTTGAATTGATTGAGTTAGGTTATCAAAAACTTCCTCAAGTTTTTCAGCGTCTTTTTTTACATCTGACATTTTATCACTTCATTTTATTTAATGATTTTTGAATTTCTTCCCCTTTATATGATTCAATTTCTTGATGTACCATTAATAATTCTTGTACTAAACTAAAAGGTAATTCAAATACCTCCTTTGGAGATATGTTTAAATCTTTAGCCAAAGTATAAAGTGAGAGTCTTGATGCTACTTTAGGATTGGTTATTTTACCACTCCTAATAGCAACCCTCACTTCTCTTTTAAATTATCATCCCCCTCCATCAAACTGAATGGGTCTGGAAGGATTGCTCTAATTTGTGAACCAACATAAGGCTTTAGCCTAATTAAATCAATAGCATTTAAAGCGGGTTCTGTTCTTTCAACAAAAGCATCCCATAAATATCTATAAACTTCATTCATGTCAAATGAAACATCTTTGTTTTGCATATCTACATTAAACAGTTTCATCTGTGCTTGCTCTAATTGTAAATAAGTAGGTTCTTTAATCCACACCTTTAGGTATTCATCACCTTCAGGTTCAATCTTTACATAATGTAATTGCGCTTCTGTTCCTACTAATAATTTACTTTTGTCTCCTAAAATTTTCTTTTGTTCCATAATATTTCACCATATACATAATTATCCACACCTTAACTTTGTAGTACCCAATGAGTTGTAGCACTAATTGTTCCTGTTCTAATAGGCATAATAGTAAAGTCTACCATTACAGGACCTCTATCATCTTGAATAGGCCACGAAGCGGCACTAATCATATAATCATCAAATTCTAAACTTATGGATTCACCATTTGGCTTTGTAAATGATAAAGCAATTTTAGCATTTGTACCATCGGCTGTTTCTCCTAAGTTAAAACGATGTGGAGATTGTCTTCTTAATTCATCAAATAATCTTCTGTCTGTAACCATAGCCTGAAATGTTACTTCATAAGTTCTTTGGCCTGGAACATAATACTTAATTTGATTGTTATAATTACCAACATATCTTTTGTCGGTCAATGTGTTATTTAGACTAATACTAAAAGTGCTAACTTTCAAAAATTCTTGTCCAAATAATGTAATAGAACCATTAGAGAAAAAGAATGGGTCTACAAATGACTGTACAATATTACTGCTATCACCTGTTTGTTGTCCAAAGTTTAATAGATTTTTAAATTCAGAAGTATCATTATTTGTAGTATCATAACACTTTCCTACATATCCAGCAGGTGCTTCAAATACTCTCTTGGTATTTAGATTCAAAGTGACCTTTACTTCTTCATTTTCATTTGCAGATAGCGACATATCAGAAACTACACAGTTAGGATATACTTGTGCATATACACTCTCACTAAATGTATTTCTATCAACCATCAAAGTTTTGTTTGTACCATCTAATACATTACCCTTTTGTACTAATAACTCTAAAGCAAAAGATGGTAATTCATTATCATTTCTTTCTCCAAATGTATAAGTAATTCCTTTTTCTAATATACCTGATGTATTTTCAGCAGGGTTATCAACTAAATATGCTGATGTAAAAGGCAATAAAGGAGGACATAGTGTTTGTGTACCTTTTAATACTCTATGGAATTTACCATTTGAAGTATGACCGCTTGATGCAAAATCATTATCAGTACCTGTATTTACACCTTGATATAATAAATGATTTGCTGCATTTCCATCACCACTCGGATGATTAAAAGCATTAGTATGTGTTTTTTGTGCACTTGCAGTAGAAGTTGCACTTGCTAATTTACCGAATGCATAATAAAGCCAAGAACCATGATTTAGATTAACATCAATACTTGCAGCACCAGCAGTTTCAATTCCTCTATATTGATATGAGTAATTTCTACTACCTGCTAAAGATAGATTCATTTGTTTTGTTTCCATCTCTACTTGTGGAATACCAACAGAATTAGTTAATCCAATCCAATTGTTTGATAAAATTCTTGGCGAAACAGTATTAATACTTGTTTGTGTAGTAATAACACTTGATACTCTTTTACCCCAATAAATTTCATCAGCCGCAGTAGCGGTAGCACTTGCACTTTGAGCATATGTAACTGTTAAACCATCTGCTGAAAGGCTAATTACCTTTCCTAAAACTGTTGCACTTGCTCTTGTATCAGCATGATTAGAAATATAATCACCAGAAGTAAGATAACCTGTTAAACTTGAAGGAACAGTAATGCTTCCAATACCATTTGATTCTGTTGAACCACCTGCTAATGTGCCTAATGTATCTGATAAGAAATGAATTGTATCATCTGTTGAAGTACCATCATGTTCTTCGGGATAATTAGCCTTAGTTAATGCAGTACCATCAGCACTAAAACCCCAAACTTTACCAACAAATACTTGAGAATCTGTATAAATTAAATCTCCAACTTTTAAGTTTTCAACACTACCATCAATTCCTGAATCAGCAGACACCACTAATTGATGAGCACTATAACCACTTGTATTATTTGAATTTCTTTTTTCTAAACTAATAGGTGCTGGAATAACTGCACCGTTAGCCTTCAAAATAATATAACCTCTTTCTCTACCTGTTCCTACTGCGGCATCTTGGTCTGCAAAAAGATTGGGATAATCGCTTAATTGTCCTGAAAAATAAATTGCATCAGCATCATTACCTGCAACATTAGCACTAAATTTTAATGTTGGGGCTGTTGATGAATTATCGGTATAATAAAATTCAGCAGTACAACCTGTATATAAATCAGGAACCAAATGATAATAATCAGTAAAATGTTTTACTGCATCTGTTCCTTCTCCGTGTGCATTTTCAATTACTACACTTGAACCATCTACTCCATATCCTAATGAATATTTAATTAGATGTGCTTTGTTCGTTCCTGTTCTTCCTAAAGTTGGACCATAAGGCATATAACCTAAGAATAATTCGCTTTCAGGGGCTAAGGTTACTGATTGACCTGAACCCATCCATGTTTCTGTACTTACCATTTTATCACCGTTTTATTTTACTTTTCCATAACAACCTATACGGGAATTGCTAATCGTTTCATAACAACATTCACTTTAAATCCAAAAATTCTATTCTTTTTATCATTCGCATCCGTTCTATCTTGTACAGTTATCAAATTGATATTTTCATAAATTTGCGAGCCAGTTTTAAACCAACCCCTTCTCCTTTGCTCAAGTATATAGCGTACAAGTAAATAAAGACTACGGATTCTCTCTTTACCAAAACTACTTGTAGGAGAAACCCTTGTATCATCATTTAAAATTCTATCATCTTGTCTTGTTCTAATACTAATAGACATTGTAAAAGTTTCATTTCTAATATCATAAGCATAAGAAGGATATTCAGTAGAAGCACTTGAAGTACTAACCACTATAATATCTCTTGAATAAATAAAACCATCAGGATTAGTAGATTCTTTTTTACTTGCAGTATTAATTCTATTACCGCCTCTTGACCTACCTTGAGCATCTACTGTTCTACCTGTTGAAAAATCTGTTGTAGTCATAATAATTGGGTGAACTGCATGAACATCTAATAATGTTCCATTACCACTTGAAGTATTTAATGCGTTAATAGCATCATTCCAATTAGAATCTAATAAATCTACAAGATAACTTGACTCACTCACCACCAAATAAAATCCTCCTTAGTTTGTCTGATAATTCTTTATTAAATTCATCATTAATAATTTTTGCCATAATTTTATCGCTATATTGTTCTCCTAAATATTCTTTAGTTATTTCTTGAAGATTATCATTTTCTTCAATTATTCTATTACGAATAGCATCAATAGAACTTCTTAATACCCTTATTTTATCTACTTGTTCTTTAGTAAAAAACGGCATATCAATCACTATCTATCAAATATATTAATCTCTTTTTCATATTTAAAATCTTTTCAACATCTGCTCTATAAGTATCAAATTTAGTTTTAATATCTAATCCTGATTGATTATTTTCTCCTAATAAAATCGTATTATCATCAGAAGACATTAATTCACAACAAACTAATTTAGTTGCCGCTTCTGTAATTACTGCTGGTACAGTTTGTTTTCCTGTTTGGTATGTGCACTTAAGAGAATGTTTAACTTGATATGGATAAGAACTTCTAAAGAATACCGCACCTGTTTGATTATCAATCCACCAATCATTATCTCTACCCATATTTTCATTATCTACAAAATCTTCCTTTGTAATTCCTGCACCACTAACTGTAACTGTACAATTTTTACCATCATCAGCAGGTAATAAAGATGAAATTAAAACTGAATTATCTTCTTCTAAAGAAGCATAGAAAAATTTACTAATACCACTTAAAGATTTTTTACCATTAGAACCTGTAAAATCTCTTGTATTTGCAGGAACTTGTTCATTAATTAAATAAACAATTTCTTGTGCTGTTGTAGTATTACCAAATTGATTATTAAAACTACCTGAATCAGTAGGATGTGTTAGTAATGTAAATGTTGTACCGCTATTAGGTAATTGTAATACTATATTAGTTATAGCAGTAAAATCTGTAATTTTAATTTTACAAGTAGCACCTGCTAATTCAGTCCAATTATCTCCTTTCCATGCGGCTAATCTTAGAACCTTTCTTACATCTTCTCTATTTAATCTAATAAAACCGACATAATCTGTATATTTATAATCTCTTGAATATCTGTACATTCTTTGCCAATCAAAATCAAAGTCCTTAAATTCATTTTCTACAATAGATGGTCGCCATGATTGTTTTGTAAATTCATCAATATAATCTTCAGCATATCTAATTAATTCACCAATGTTAGCAAGTGTAGGAATTGTATCTGTTGTAAATGGGGCAATACCTAATAAATCACAAATCTTATTCATGTTTGTGTAATGTCCTATACCTGCATCATAATCAAGAGAATTTATTGCTGTATCTGATGGTCTAATAATACTCATTGTCTAACTGCCCCCAATAATACATTTATTCTATTTTTAATTTCTTTGAAAAATTCATACCTTAATTGATTAAAGTTTGTTCCTCTTAAACCTGCACTTTGGATTCTACCCGCACCTGTAACTCTTTTTCCTCTAATTTTCTTTGCTTGGTCGGGTCGCATACCTGCTGTTCTTTTAATAGGATTATATGCTTCTGTACCTGCTACTCTATAACCGACATAAGATTCTGCATCGGAAACCCAATCAATTTTACCTTTTAGTAATAATTTTTTCTTAGCATAATCTACCTGTACCTCTAAATTTCTACTTGTTGCAGTAACTTGTCCAAGTTTTGCATTATTAAAAAGACTGTTTTTTTCTAAATCTTCTGATAATGCTTTTCTTAAATCTAAACTATTTACTAATCTAATCATATCTCCCGCTTCAGGAACTTGAAATTGTTTGGATTGTTTTATTTCATTCCAATATTCTTCCATATCTAATTTATATTCTTTAACCTTTTTCTTAACATCATCTTGTGGCTTTAAAAAATTACCATCATTATCTTTTGTTTCATCAATACTATCAAGTATTGCCTTTAACTTTGGTATTGTTTTCCCTCTCTTATCTTTAAATCTATCATCATATCCTACAAGTTCAGACCATTCATCTAATAATGTTTTAAAACCTGTTGTTGTAATATTAGATTCTTTAATTTTTTTAACTCTAAGAATACCTCTAACTAATATTCTAATATTTTCGTATAAAGAAACAAATCTTCTATTGTTATCTTTTACTTCTTTTATAGCATCAAGTAATTGAATATTTTTTATTTCATTAATAGTAAGACCTGTTTCTTCATCTTCATAATTATCAAATGTATCATCATCTATTAATGCTTGAGCGAGAACACCTTCTCCTTCTTCTCCTGCTGCTTCTTCTTCTTTTTCTCTTTCGGCTAATTCTCTTGCTTCTTGTAATTCTTGTTGTGATGCTATTCTTTGCATTTCTTGTTGTACTCTTGCTTCTGCTGCTTCTTTAGAATCATCTTCTTCTAATAATTCAGAAGCCTCTTGTATTTCTTCTTCATTATCTTCAGCATATTCAATAATTTTGTTTAAATTTTTAGAAACATAACCAAGTTGTTTAGTTAAATTACCTGATTGTACTTTTGAATCTTCTTTAATTTTATTTCTAAATTCCTTAAGAGTAAATTTAAATCTTCCTCTATTAAAAAAGTAAGTAGAAGAATGATTTTCTAAATTAATTAAATCTTTACCAATACTCTCTTTTTGTATTTTATCTACTTCATCTATTAATTCTATGGCTACTTGTAAATCGCCCAACATTCCCCTTGTAACATTTTCTTTAATTAAAGCGTCAATTTTTTCTTCCATTGATGCTTTCTTTGTTGCAGTATAATTATTCATAGTATCTCTAATTATTTTCCATTGATAATCAGCATTTAAACCTGGAAGTTTATCTCTTATTGCTTTATCAATATTACCACTATAATTAATCACTACTGTACCCTTTGTATTTGTACCTCTTTCAAGGTCGGCTTCACTTGATATTACATTTCTTGAACCTGCACCAATTGTTTTTGCATAACCTGATTCAAAGTCTAATTCTTGATTTTCAAATTTAATTTCCATTTTAAATTTAGTTTTAGTTGTATCAGTAAAACCTAAATCTAATTTTGCTTCGTTAGCACCTGCACCCTTGTACCCTTTTGAAGTAATAGCATTTCCTGAAATATATACATTATCAGGATTAACTACATTATCTAATAAAAATTCTTCAATTGTATCTCTACTCATTCTAACAGGTCTATCTTCTAAATCATCGGGTGTTGCCTCTCTTAGAGATACTGTTTCAAATGTAACATTAGATTGTATATTTAATAGTGGGTCAATATTTTTTCTAAACCAATTACTAACAATTCTTTCTACTATTCTTATTACTGCTTTTTTATCTGTTTTAAATGTATCAGTAATATATTTTACAACATCTTTTTTACTGCTTAATGTTATATCTTCTCCTACATTTATAGGATATTTAATTTGTTTATCTAATAGTGAAACTAAACTTGGTCTAACTAAATCTTTATTTGCATCTCTTGTTTCTGTATTTATTAATTTTTTAATATCAACAGGAATTTCTGTACCGCTTTCATCTTTTACAATACCTGTTAATTTTTGAGATATTACAAACGGTATTGATGAAATTTTAAGATACTCAGCCTCTTTTTCTTCTATTAGTTTTACAAAATCCTGATAACTACCATATTTTTCTTCGTATTCTTTAAATTCTTCAGCATTTATATTTTTATGTATTGTTTCTATTAGTAGTCCTAATGCTACTTTTTGTTCATCTGTTTCAGGATTCATACTATAAGCAGCATAAAATTTTTCTACTTTAGGAGAATTATTTACTACTTCTTTTAGTTTAATATTATCATCGTATGTTGGCTTTTTAATTTGTTCCAACATTTCTTCTACTTCTCTTATTGCATCTTGTTGGTCTTTAATTTTCTTAGTAAAAGCAGCCTTTACAGAACCTTTAGTAAAATCTCTATCAACCTTTAGAGCATTTAATTCATTTTTTGCAGTAATTACTTTATTACGATAATTTTTATATTCTTCTTTATCATAATTTTCTAAACCTGATGGGTTAGCACCTAAGTTTTTACCATAATTAAATGCTATATCTACTTCTTCCCCTTTCTTATTCTTTTGTTTGTGGGTTTTATCTGTAAATGTTTTAGGAGTATATACATTATCTTCTATTTGATAATATCTATTTTGGTTTAAATCTCCTAATGAAGTTTCAAGTAATATTTCTATTGCCTGTTTATTAATTCTATCAAAGGTAGCCTTATCAAAATTAATAACATCTTTATATCTTTCTTCCCAATTTCTACTTGTTCCTGCCCATCTTAAAAGACCTGCTCTAACTCTTTTTTGTTTAGAAGTATGCATATCTCCTTGAGGTATTAGAAATTGATAAAAGAAATTCAAAGCAGAATCTACATTCCATTCTGAACCCATTACATCAAATACTCCCCTAAAAGGGGGAACTTCTGTTGAATCTGCCATGCTTTACACCCCCTAAGAGTGTAAAACAAATAATTCAAGTCCTGTCCAATCATCACATTCAATTCTTAGACCACTTCTACACAATATACCATCTGTATAATGATGTTGTTTAGAGTCTGTTGCTAATAAACCAGCATCAAAACTATATCTTGCTATCAAATTAGTAGTACCTGTTCCTGTATTATCAGAATAAACTGAAATTGTTCTTGCGGCACCAGCACCTAAAGCCCCTGTTGGACTTAAAATAAAACCATTGTAAACACAAGGACTTTCAGCAGTTGGTACTACATTAGTATTATCTGTTATTCTCGTACTTTGAATTCTTCCCATAATAAACACCCTTTCGGTATAAAGAAAGGAGGGAGTCGCCACTAATAAAAGTAGCGACAACCCTCAATTCAATTATATTATATTTTTATTTATTCTTCTTCATCAGATAGCAAAGAAATTAGTACAGATTTGTTATCAAAAGCCTTGTACTCAAGACCTTTTTCATCACAAAGAGCCTGTAATTCTTTCTTTGTTAGTGTAGATAAATCAACAGTTTCATCGACTACTTCAACAGTTTCTTCTACTGCTTCCACAACCTCAACAGTTTCCTTTACTTCTTCAACAGTTTCCTCGCCTCTAATTTCCCAACCAGCAGCGTTTCTAACTTTTAGAAGAATTTGTGCATTGACTTCTTGCCATGCTCTACCAAATTCTCTACCATAGATGCGACAAACACCCAAAGTATATCTAACTTCTACCATTTAATTCACCTTCAAGAATTGTTCTGAAGTTGTCCAAATACTCTAACCCTAATTTCTCCTACATTATCTGTATTAGAAGCAGCAGGTACATGAATTTGGAATTCAGCATCAGAAGCAGAAGCATATTTACCACCATGAGCAGCACCTGATTGTACTTCAGCAGCAATAGCAGAAACAGCATATCCACCTGCAATAGTATCAGTAGATAGACCTGTAATTAGTACACATGAAATAGAACCTAATCCTAACTCTTGTGCAGTTACTTGTTCTCCGTTTGCAGTATATGAAGTAATATCAACCACCGCATCTACATAATATTCTGTTCCCATAACTCTTGGTGCAGTAGAACCTAAATGGTCTGCAATTAATGTTATTGTTTTAGTCATTTTTAATCACCTAATAAAGTTAATTAACCTCAAGATAGGTTAGTAATCTTTCCTTGTGCTTTCAAATATGTACAAACAACTTCACCAATGGTACGATACATACCTTTGTTTCGTAGACCATCAACCGAGAACGGGTCACCAGAATCAATACCAGTTTCAAAGTACTCAGTTGGTTTCAAAGTAGCAAAGTGCAAATGGTCAGTATCAAGAATGAAAATATCACTCAATCCACTACCTGAACCTGTGCTTCCCATTTCCTTACAAGGAATGATTGGAATATCGTGATAAGTAGCAACCTTAAATCCAATTTCTCTACCCTTTACACCCTTAATACCATTTACAGTAGGTAGGACTTCTGTTCTTCCCATGAATCTTTCTTGAGATTGTAGAAGTTCTCCTAATGCTTGAATAGTATCATATCCTGTTAGAATAACCTTTGGTGAAGCACCACGAATTTGCAATTCTCTTAGAGCAGTATTTAGCAAGTTAAGAGTAAGTGGTCTTCGTGAAGCATAATCTCCAAAAGATACAAAAGAGTCCATCCAAACATTGTTAGCGGTAGCAGTTCTATCTTTACCATATAGAGTCTTCATGTTTGTTGATAGAGCACCAGCAAACAATCCACCGCCATCAGCAGCCTCTAATTCTTCCTTTGATGTAATAATTTCATATAGAGAATGAATGTTGTTTTCAGCACCTGAAACAATTCCACCTGCACCATCAGACTTAGATTCCAATGGAGTTAATAGCATATGGTTCATCATTTCAGCGTGTGTAACACCGACTTCTTCTCTATAAGCAGCCATAATATCGCCAATTCCATCATCAATCTTTGCCATAGCAGCAGCAAGTTCTGAAATCTCGAATTGATGAGCAATAGTTTTAGGAGAAACATATAGTGTTTCATACTTTGGTGCAATAGGAGAAAATCCATCAGTAGCACTTGTAGTAAATGATGCGTTTTCTGCAACACCACCAATAATACCTTCTGTTTGACTTCCTTGACCTGTTCCACCTGTTAGATTAATCAAATCTCCTTGACCACCTAATGCTCGCTCAATCATGACTCTCCAGCCGCTTGACTGATATGGCTTTTTAGGTAGCATAGCAAATGCGTTAATTTCACGGTTTAGCATAGACCAAACTTTCTGTCCATAAACCAAATTGTATAGAGCATTAGGAGTAAAAGCACCAGCGTTAGAATCCGAGTGAATTCCTGTATTTACACCAGCAGCCAATCCATAAGCCTTTAGAAGATTATTACTTCCAAAAGTGCCACCATAGGTTGCAGCCTCTAAATCTTGTATTGTTCTAATTTTATTAATTCCTGTCATATTTTTCACTTCCTTTTTTTATTTTGGATTCTTATAAGAATCAGCCTTGCACCTCACGAACAAGGTCATTAATTTCATCCCAAGACATTTCACCAATATTGTTCATCTTTGCGATTACATCTTCGGATAGTCCTGTTGGAGTTGTTGCTTCTGTAACTTGCTTTGCAATTACTTCATTGTTTGATTCAAGAGATTTACGAAGTTCAGCAAACTCATTCTTTAGAGCAGTAACTTCAGCACTTGCATCATAGTTAGACTTAGCAATAGCATCTGCTTCAGCCTTTAATTCAGCATTATATCGTGCCTCAAATTCATTCTTAATCAAATCATATGCTCTTGCTTCTTCTTTTTCAGCCTTAAATTGTGCATATGCCTTTGCTACATTTTCTTCACTTAGGTCAAGAGTTTCAAGAGTTTCAGACTTTCGAGCAATAAATTCACTAAACTCGGAATCAAATCTTCCTGTTAGGTTGCTTTCGCCCATTTTCTGTCCTGTTGCATTGTGTCCATATACGATTGAATCAGCCGCTTTCTTTTCTTTATCTCCTTCAGCCATATCTTCTTCATCGTCATTAGATTCAGCCTTGTATGACAAATCTTCTTCATCATCCATTGACTCTTTATCTTCTTCTGCCATCATTTCTTCATCACTACGACCAGCCATCATTTCTTCGTTAGCCATTGATTCTTCATCTTCCTTAACTACTACATTGTTGTTAATTTGATTTCTGAGTTGGCCTACAATGTCTTCAAACTCGCTTAGTGCTTTACTAATTTCATCGGTCATTTTTTCACTTCCTTTATTTTTATTTTCCTTTACGATTTCAAATTTGGCTTCAGGGTTAATTCCTTCTTCGCAAATTGTTATCTCATGGAGTTCTAACTTATCTATTTCTTTGTATGTTCCTATATCGGGGTCGTGAACATTATGCTTATTTATAGCCTGTCCACCAATACTAAAAGAACGAAGTTTGCCTCTCTTAATATCTCTTGCAACTTCTTTCGCTTTTTCAATATCGTTCCTCATTTTTATAACTACAAAGAATCCTGTATCATCGCAACCTGTCTTTAACAAATTGCCTTTTGTATCTGTGTAAGAATCAATTACTTCTCCCACTTGTACATTTGAATGAGTAATCATAACATTTTTATAATCACTTTTCATAAATTTATTAGCAGCATCATTTAATGCTTCTAATGTAATTAAATCGTTTTGCTTATCTACTACATCAACAGATGCATAACCAGCAATAACTAAATCTCTTCCTGTTCCCTTTAATACTGCGAATTCTGAACCACTTGAGTAATGATTACCTAATCGCATAGGTCTAACCTTTAAGGAACTCATTGGTAGTATATTTGTTTTTTCAACTATATAAAGGATAACCTTTAATCATTAGAATATGTAATAGATTTATATTTATCTTTACCTAAATCCCACAAACCTTCATCGCTATCTTTATCAGTTGGTTTAGTTTCATAACCTGTCCATGCTATCCACTTATTTTCATCCATAATTGGTACTACTCTAATATGAAATTTACCTTGATACATTTTACCATCTAATAAATATTCATGATAACCATCTCTTTGTGCACCTAATTTTATAATGCCTTCATCTAACATTTTATTTTTATCAGGCTTATCATCTATTTCTGCTAAGTATTTGGTAGCCTTTCCAAACAATTCATAAATATCTTTTGTATTATCTTGTTCTATTCTCCAATTAAATGTTTTACCTTTAGCACTATAAATAAAATTCAAATCACCATCTTCTCTTTTCCAAACTTCATATTTATCTTCAGCCTTTCCTATTTTATTAAAATCTGATTCTGGTAATTTAACTAATGTTTTTTCATCGTAATAATAAACTTTAGTTTTATCATTATACAAAATACCAAAAGCCTTTGCTCTTTCGTTAATCCATTTAATTAAATCATTATCGCTTTTTTCGTCAAACATTCTTTTAATAATATCAGGTGCTCTTTTATTTATTTCTTGAATTAATTCTTTTTTAGTAATATTTCTTTCATTAACTATCTGTGAAACAACGGACATTAATTTACCACTATCTTTTTTGTAAAGTTTGCCTAATTCTTCTTTCCATAAATCAATATCTATAATCGCATTTTTAGCCATTAAGTTATCTTGATAAAATCCTGATAGTACGAAACCATCAGTATCAATACTTGTATTTAATTCTACTATACCGTGTATATTATCAGTTAAAGTATAAGATTTTTTTAAGGCTTCTAAGTTATAATCTGATGCTGATTTCTTGTTATCTTTAGATAAAAACTCAAGTGTAATAATTTTTTCAGGTTCCGTAACTTCAGGTTTTTCTATAACTTTAGCACTATACACAGAAAATCCGGTTTTTGTTTTCTTTACTTCATCTACTTTAACTCTAATAATTTTACCTATTTCAGATTTAATTTTAGTATTGAGTGCTTTACCTACTGAAAGATAATCTCTATTATTATATCTTTTAATTGGTTTATATTCTTCATTACCAATTGGTCCTGCACCTAAAGTATAACTAAATGTTCCATTTTTATTTTTTCTAACATCTAATACAAGTAAATCTAAATCAACAAACTTTTTCCATTTTACCCATTTAGGATTTTTCTTTTTACCTACTATATATGATGACTTAGAATCTTTAATCATTACACCTTCTGATGTAGGATTATTCATAATCACCTTAGCGTATTCTTCAATTTCTTCTAATGAGTCAGCGAATCTTGTATTTGATTTAGTAGGGAATTGCAAGTAAGTATCTGAAAGTTTTGTAAATTCACCCATTAATAATCTCAATCTTTCTTCAAGTTTATTTTTCCAAATATGTTCTCCCCTTAACTTCATTATATCAAAAACATGAACCTTTAACTCAAATGCTTTATCATCCTTTTTTGAGTTAATATAAGAAATGGTATCGGCTCTATGTAATGGTTCATCGTTTTCGTATAAAACTACTTCAGCATCTAATACACATTCAGGGAAATCTTTATCCTGTAAAATTTTAATCTGTCTATCAAATTTACTTGTAATATCTCTATTATTAAAAGAGTAAATTTTTATTGTATTCTTTTTATGAATTTGTATTCTCATACCATCATACTTTTCTTGTACAACATATTCACCTGTAAATCCTTTTAATTCTTTCATATCGTCTATTTCAAAAATGCGATACATTGGCTTATTAGGAATAATAAAATCATTAAGGGTATCTTTTTCTTCTTTTAACATTT